AATTTGGTTTATATGGATGTTCTTCTTCAAATTCTTTATCCGTCATCTCATTCCAGTCTTTCATATTAATCCTTTATAGTGCTTTTAATAGTACTGGTATTGCTTTTAAGTATTTCTTTTTAGCCTGTTCAGATGGATTACACGATCGGTTATGATATATGTCTGCTAACTTGACTTTAGTAGCTAACTTATCGGAGCTTATATTAACTATATAATCTTGATAGTTTTGTCCAGGTTCTTTAGTTAATAGTAGTAATGCGTTATACACGCTATCAGGTAAATCTATTACATCTAAATCTGGTGTGAACATGTTTTTCCAGTAGCTGTCTGTGAGAGTATAATCAGTATCTTCGATTACATCATGTAAGTACCCAACTACTTTCTCTTCATCTGTCGTTAGTAGGTCTGCTACTGCGATTGGGTGAGAACTATAAGAAACTAGTACGGTCCAGGTAACTGAGTTGATACCTTTTATAAAAGTTCCATCTTTGCAGATATAATCGTCGTCATCTGGATTTGCGTTGTTTAGCACTTCAACTAGGTAAGGATTATCCTCACCATCTACGTCTATAGCTCTTCGATACTGTCCTTCGTGTGCTAATTCGCATAAAGCTTTTGCTTGTTCTGGTGTCATAATTAATCCTTTATTGGTTTATTTTGTACTATGCCTGGTTTGAGCCAAACAATTGTTCCTGCTTTTGGTGGATACATAAAATCAGAAGCAAGGTGTATATAAAATTTATGTAAGCTCCAAGATATACCATTTGCAAGTAAAGCTACTAAAGTATCACCTTGTATACTACTTTTGTCTATATAAGTACCTAGTAATTTACTACTCCAGCTCCTCTGCATGTATAACATAGTTGATGTCCACTTTCTTTATAGAATGGATGGTTTTCATACTTACTACCTCGTTCATATATACTTTCAGCAAATATCATCACGGTTCCTTTTCCATCACATTCATGGCAAGGTTTTTGTATTGTAGTGTCCATAGTTAATCCTTTATATTTACTTCATAAATAAACAACCAATAGTTGCTTAGTAATGATGTTGTTAGGTCGAGGCGATAGGAATTGCGCCTATACTTGTACTTCAGTAATTAATTGAAGCAGTTATATGTTTGCTGCTGAATCGGCACTTGCAAACCTCGGTAATTTATTGGTGACCGGACCAGGAATCGAACCTGGGCATTATAGTAGTAATGTGTAAACCTCATTTGCAGTGAGTAACATGTATACTGATTACATACTAACTAAAGTGTCAGCTCTTAAAAAGAACCCGCTCTACCACTGAGCTATACCTGTCATATAAAAGTTCCGTGTTTATCGATACACGTATCGTAGAATAACTCTAATACTTAGATTTCCTATGCATGTACAGCGTAAGCATCTAATGCTCTCTGTAACTTGATAGATGTTGATTGTAGTTCTAGAGTCATACTCTGTAACGAATCTTTAGTCTTATTTAAAGAATCCTCCTGGTGGTATAATTCTAGATTAAGACTTTTTATCTCTTTATCTTTATCTAAGATCATGTTAGACATTATTTTATTCTGTCTCTTATAGTGATTATTATCAGCAGTTAATTTATATACTACATCTAATAACTTATTATTCTTCTCTGCTTCTATCTTTAATTTAGTTAGATTTTTAGTGTATAATAACATGATTACCTCTGTTGGTAAATTCATAATGTCTCCTTATTTAATATAATCACTTGCCTCTGGACACACATCTAGTAGTTTGTCTCTATCTACTACACAGTATTCTTTAGATCTGCCATCTTCTTGCATGAAACGCATTATTTCTGTTTCGTTATAACCTACACCAGCAGCTTTAAACAAACCATTATCTATTAAACATATTGGAAAGTTAGTTTTAAAGTCTATAATACCTGATGTAATTAGTGCTTCTACCTGCATTTTATCTGGTACCCCGATACCTTGTATTTGTATAGTATTAACTGCTAACCATTCTTCTTTAGTTTCTTCAGTTGGATTAATATATAGTCCCATTTTATTTCCTTATCTTAAGTATGCATTTCTTGCATAATAATTCTCCAAACCTGGATACTCACTTAAATCTATACTATAGTCATTTGGCATTGGATCGTAACAGAATTCATATTTCTCTTTACTAGATTTCTCTTGCTCATACGCTTGATTAAAACTACTTAATCCAATTATATCATCTGTATCATCAGTATATGAAGTCATTTCAAATTCGTGATGAGCATAAGCTCTAGAAGACACAACACTACAATGCATATCCCATTGCAACATAGATATTAATGTTTTATTATATAAACCAAAGAACTTACCAAATAGTGATTTCTTTTTTAGTTCCCAGTGTCTAGACACACTCATATCTTGATAATCCTCATACGGGATACTACTACAATTAGAAAATGGCCATAAACTAAATGAATTTATTTCTGTTCCATTATCCTTATCATTATAAGGGATTAAATAACTAACTCCTCTTTTAAGAGTTACTCTCCAACCATCTTTTGTACCCTTGATTAGTGTACCTTTATTGTTAATTATAAATATCATTATAAATCCTTATAATTTAATTGTTAGATATTTGATATCAACAGTTGAAGGGTAATACATTTCACTTAAATTCTTTAATAGTGATATTGTAACTTCAATTTCTGGTGTTTCAGAGTCCATATAATAGTACTCATCATAAGTTTTACGCTGTTTAAACACTAACTCTGGCATTAGACCTAATAGTTTAGTTTTATCAAAACCACTAATTATTCCGTCACTTAGTTGAACTTTACGTTTCATATTTTATCCTTTTATATTTAGTTTAATTAATAGTCTTAAACGATGATTTCCAGATTGTTTCCCCTGTATTCCTTTACAAATCATCTATTAAAATTACCTCATTTAATTCCTTTGCGTACATATTGATATTAATCTTAGTTAGCATCAATATATACTCGTTAGTATCTAACCAAAGCTTAGGTATTTTACACACCCAAGCAAAAGTTAGCATTTAAGTAGTTAACTTTTGTTATCTACCAGCGTTATACTCTCTTACTTGCTCGACAGTTTCACATAATGTGCCATCAAATGCTATATAATAGGCCATTACAACATACCTACTAACTCATCAAAAGATGAATTTGCTGGAAGCAGCTCATCATACTGTGTTTGTAATAACTCTTTGTCTTCTAATTGAGATTTAGCAATCAACGATTCTATATACCATTCCATACCGCTCAAATGAGCTGTGTATGGCTTACCACTTTCTTCTGCTTTAGCTTTTGCTAAACTAATAGTTAATTTATCTTTAGCATCTTGTGTCATCTCTTTAGTGATACCTAATTCTCCGATTTTTTCTTTGATTCCCTTAGCTTGTTTATACGCTAGAGGTAATAACTCATTTTTATGTTGCATTTCTAATCCTTTGTTTTCTTTAATTTTTATACCAATATAATTTATTATAGAGAGTGAATGCGAACATTAAAAAATGTCGTATCTAACCATTAAAGTAATGGCTACGGTGTACTTACGTACTTTGTTTGTATCAGCTGAGAATTAACCTAAAGCTTGTTAGGTGCTTATATCTCAAAAGACACAGTACAACTTATATAAATAAGCTATACTCTATCCTCTACACCAACCCGAAGGTTGATATATTAGTTTTATGCTTGTAAGAAATTATCACTAATTTCAAAATCTTCTACATCATTTACAGAATAACTCATAACAGATATAGATGCTCCTTTTCTATTCTCAGAAACTTGTCTTTGAATATCTAAGAATGATTTATTATCATAATTCTCTTGTACATCTGCTTTAGCTGTAGGTCTTACTACATCTGCATGTACTGAACCAAATGCTCCAATATTATCGTGAATAAAGATACCTACTTGACCTGCTTTATGTATTGCAACAGCGATCTTTCTAATAGCTTTACCGTCATGCGCATGTGTAGTATTTGCTAACCAACCACTCATTTTAACTGATGCATCTGTCCCTACTAATAATGGTGTATGACTATTATTATCTATTAACAAAGGCATATTTCTATGAATACTCATTTGTTTCATACCACTTGTAGTAGGCACATATACTTTAACTTCTTGACCTTTAATATATGCACTTGACATACATTTAACTCCATCACTCATAGTAAACATAAGAGATGAATTGTCGTTATCTACTAGTGATTTTCCCCATTTGTTATATGAGTGAAATGCATCAAATGTACCACCATATACTGCTCTACCTACTTTAACTAATTGATCTTCAGTTATTACTTCTTCTCCAAAGTGTTTGTTAAACTTCTCTGTAGCTGATTTAGGTGATACCCCAGCAAGTATAGACTGATTAATTACCTTAGCATCACTTCTAGATATTTCTAGTCCTACCACATCAATAATAGCATTTGCCATTGTTTGATGAGTATCTTGCATTGTCTCACCTTCTATTATATTACTTAGTTTCATAGCTTGTTTTTCTTGAGTGTATCCACTACTAAAGTGAATTAATCCACCTGTTGTGTAGTCTAATAACAATAAGAATTTACTAGGTAATCCTACTCTATAATCATCTATTGCATTTAATAGTCTCTTATTATATGTTAGGTCTAGGAAGCTCTCCTCTGCTAATAGTTCTTCTCTAATTGAATCTTCATTTGCTTCAAACATAGCTCTACCCTCTGCTAATGTACATCTACTAGTAGATGATGCTGCTGCAAATGCTAATTCATTGTAATCTTCTTCTGTTAATAATCTTGGTTTATGCGCTTGATACACATATTTACCAATCTTAGATTGAGGGTTTAATACTTGTAATGGTACATCATAGTACATTCTATTTCTATAGCAGAAGTACACTGTTAAATAGATACCTAATTTACTAGCTTCTTGGATCTCACCAAATATCTCTGCGTAAGTCTCAAATCTGTCTTTCATTGCTAATCTATGTTCTTGTACTCGACCTTTTGGATTGATTACTGATAGATAATCTTTACCTTTCATTAACTCATTTAGTATATCATTAGATGAAATATCATCTACTATTTCTAAGGCCATACTTGATACAGCTCTAGCTGTCTCTTTTAATACTTTACAAGGCTTCAATCTCGGAGCTCCCGGTTTAGTCTTAATTTGTTTAGTATTAATAACACCTGGTATATATTCTATACCATATAATAGGTTCTTCTCCACTTTATTTGTGTCTAATGCTTGTACATAGTGAGTATCTACACCAATAGATCTCCCTCTAATAACTTTAATTGTTTGGTCTTCTCTAGCACCATACACTTTTATATACTCAACCATAATAACTGAAGCTAACGCTACCTTTACTTTATCTGCATAATATAATGGATACATAGGAATACCATACGCTGGTATTGCATAACTTAGAGATGCGATCACATTGTGAATTTCTGTCTCTTCTTTACTATTTATTATCTTATCCATTGCAGACGCAATAGCTTTATCGTGTGTGTTTAATACTAAAAAAGCTTCTATCAGTTCTGCTTGTAAGTTATACTCTGTACTAACTAAGCTTCTTAATTTAATCATTGAACTGTTTATCTCACTTGATACTCTTAGGTTTGCTTTGATTTGTTTGATTCTATTTAACATGGTTTATCCTTTATATACATTGTATATTTATAATTGTTAACTCTTACGAGCACCTACTACATAGTTATATTTCTATAACCAATCGTGATCTGCTAACCATTGACATAATGCATCTATCATTACATACTACTTACATAGTCAGCTAATACATGTAACCCTATATAGGTTACTAGACCTACTACTACATAGACCCATGTTATTACGCCATACATAATACTCTCCTTATTATTTGTTTAGCTGCATCCTTAGTTATATACCCACATACATCTCCATCAATCCCTACTTCATCTCCATATATATCTGTATATGTAATACCGCTATCATATACGATCTCACCTTCTGGATCTAATATCGCTAATTCTAATGAGTCCTCTCCTATACAAGAATAGATACCGTTAGTCCTATTACCACTAGTACTCTCTATAGACTGTAATACCGATACTTTATAACCATTAGGGAATGTTAATAAAGATTCCTTAATTGTACCTTCTTCAGCTATTGTATTAAACTTTGTTTCTATACTTACTGACTGATCATTAATTACTTGTACTTTATTTGCTACTGTTGACATTCTATATCCTTTCAAGATATCTGGTATTTGTTGTATGCTATATACTAACTATTATACTACTATCTGTACTATGTTACTGTACAGACAGTGTATAAGCGTGACTAAGGTATTACGTGCGTATTACTTTACTTCTACTTCTTCTTCTCTGAATAATTCGGATATAGCTTTCACTAAATCATGACCACCTTTTTCTGTTAATGCTTTTCTAAATACTACTCTTTGCTCAGCGTTTAGGTTATTGTACGCTTCTATTTGTTTCTCTGTTAACATACTGTTAAGTGTTACTGCTCTAGCGAATAACCATGTTAATGACACTACTTCTTTAGATCCTTGTACTATTACAGGTACAGCTGATACTACATCATTAGTTATTGCTAATGCTTCATTCGCTACTGACACTGATGTAACAATTGTGTTACCAATTAAACCTTTAAGTTCTCTGAACGATTGTCTCATTGATGCTTTAGGTGTTGCTACTGTCTCTACTGATTGTGCTTGTGCTATGATTTGTGTTAAGTTTTTCATGTTAATCCTTTATGATTGTATGATACATACACGTATGTGTGTACGATGTGTTTGAAATTAACCTTAAGGCTAATAAACCTAGGGGGGTATTCCCACCCTTGTAGTGCTTACACACTATTACTGACATCACATAAAAAATTAAAATTATTCAAAAACAAACCGGAGTCATTATCCGTGTAGTTCATTGTGTATTTTTATAAGGTAGAGAATTAGCCTTAGTAAAATAATATTTTATATTTTCTATGGTATAATTTTCTGATAAAGGATTAGTATGTTTTTTAAGAAGAATGTAGGGAATCCTAAGAATACAGATGAATTTGGTAGACTGTATGTTCTTAGGTTTGAGATGAGAGATGGGACTATTTTGCATAAGATAGGTATGTGTAATAGTGATAGGTCAGTTTCTAGGATGATGGAGATATTACAGTCATTTTTTCAACAGTATAGGTATATTCCGTCAGTTACTATGAGAAAGAATAAGAAGTTCTTAGTTCCATTATTAGTTGAACAACATATACATGAGGTCTTAGATGAATTTAATTTTAGGTTTGACAAGAAGTTTGATGGGTCTACAGAATTCTTTGGTGGTTTAAATGAACAAGTGGTACTTAGTTATATAGATAATATAGATTATAATATATTTTTAGATTCAGACAAGATAAAAGATAGTGAATTAAAACAAGTGAAAGACTATTTAGATAAACAAGAAGAGGAAGATCATTTGTTATTCTGATAGTTCGAGGCAAACCTCCCGCTCGAGTCCGCTAAGGCTATTTGTACTCCATGCATAGACAATCAAATATAATAGGTATATATTACCGAAATATGGAGTAAAAGTAAATGATTTTATCGTACAATTTTAGTACAGTTGATGCACAATAGTTGTACCGTCCTCAACTTATTACTCATCGCTCATGAATTCTTCACATTATAACTTTAACAGACACATACTCGCTACGCTCCTATGTCTGTCTTTATAAAGATTATAATATTCAGATTTCCTTCACTCTTCATAATAACTTTTCGTACTATTAGGTAAATTAAGGATAAAATGATATAATACCTATACCAAGCTTATAAGCTAAAGGATAATAAATGAATAGTTATATAAAGAGAATATTATGATTACATTAGATGTATTAAGAGATGTAGCACCTAAAAAATCTAGATCTATGATAACACAAGATTTAGTTGATAAATTGAATACTTGGAATGATGACCCTAAATTATTAGGTGGATTTAAAGACAATGTGCTCTCATATATAGGAGTATTAAAAACAGGTAGGTTTAAAGTAGATGATTATATGAATGCGGTTAGATTTGTATCATATAAGCTAATAGGTCATACAGATATAGATGCTTATGCTATCACTTTCCCAGAAAGGTACCAAAGACTTATTAACTCAGGTGAAACTAGAGATGATATTGCACCTTATGTATCTAGCTATAAAAAGAATAAATTAGTTGTACAGATATTTGAGCAAACAATAGTTCCTAGTCATGTGTTAAATGCACCTATGCATCAGGAAGCTCTTAATATTGCCCTGCACGTAGCTATGACATCTGGATCTGATATTGCTAAGGTAAATGCGTGTAACACCATTCTAGCTAATACTAAACCACCAGAGACTGCTAAAATTGATTTAGGTATATCTATTAATGAGGGTAGTATTATTGATGATTATGAAACAGTAATGAGAAATATGGTAGATAAACAACTAGAACTTATTGGAGCAGGTGGTGATTTGGGGATGATTACCAACGCGAGTATAAAAGTAACATCTAAAGAAGAGATTATAGAAGCTGATTTAGAAGAAACAATATTTGAAGAACCTAAACTAGATGATCTTGAAAACCTAGACTTACCAACAGGAGATGATAAATGGACTTTATAAAAGAATTGTTATTAGGTTGTTATAGAAGAGAACTACTATATGGTAAACAGTTGTTAGGTAATACAGTTCCACAGGAAACGCATTATGGCAACTAAATACATAAAGAAACCTGTGGAACATCACCTTAATGACACAGATTATGAATTTAAAGGTTATATGCCAACTGCTGAAGCGTTATTATTTGTAAACTTTATTAAAGAAGTAAATAATGGGCAAGAAGAGAACCAAACTCCTCCTGTCCATTTAAAAATGATGGATACAGTATTTAATGGTGAAAAAAGATGTGCTATTTTGTGTCACCGGGGTATTGGTAAAACTACGTTATTTGCAGAGTACCTAATATTATTTTGTGCAGCATTTGGTTATGTACCAGGATTTGGTAAAACTAATCTTATATTATATGTTACAGATTCTATTGAAAATGGTGTAAAGAATCTAAGACGTAATGTTGAGTTTAGATATGCAAATAGTGAATTTTTACAGAAACTGATACCTAATAAGAGGATTACTATTGGTACAGATGGAGATGGACATGTAGATCCAGATGAATACGAGAAACAAGTATCAGGTGGTAGGAAGTTCACAGACATCCGTCTTGAGTTTGTAAACCATAAGGGGCATACAACTGTAGTAAAAGGATATGGAGCGACCACAGGAGTCCGAGGTGCTAAAGAAATGGGACAAAGACCAACATTAGCAATATTAGATGACTTGGTATCTGATACAGATGCAGAATCTGCAACTATTATAGCTACAATTAAGAATACAGTGTATAAAGCGGTATCTAAAGCTTTAAGTCCTACTAAACAGAAGATGATTTGGTTAGGTACTCCATTTAATGCAAAAGATCCATTATACTTAGCAGTTGAATCAGGTGCCTGGCAAGTATCAGTATTTCCTATTTGTGAAGAATACCCAGTAACAGAAGAAGATTTTAGAGGATCTTGGCCTGATCGATTTACCTACGAGTATGTAAAAGACGAGTATGAGGAAGCGCAAGCTTTAGGTATGCCAGCCAACTTCAACCAGGAGCTTATGTTGAGAATTATGTCAGAAGAAGATAGACTAGTTAAAGAGAATGATATTAGATGGTATGAACAAGTTAATATGGTTAGAGATAATAAACATAGATATAACTTCTATATTACTACAGATTTTGCTACTAGTCAAAAAGAATCAGCTGATTTTAGTGTTATATCAGTTTGGGCTTATACTAATAATGGTGATTGGTTTTGGGTAGATGGTGTAATTAAAAGACAATTAATGATTGATAATATTAATGATGTATTTAGATTAGTTTCAGAATACAAACCACAGAAGGTTGGAATAGAAGTTTCAGGTCAACAAGGTGGATTTATTAGTTGGATTGAAAACTTAATGATCGAAAGAAACATTACATTTAATTTAGCTAGTGATAAGAACAATGGGGAACCTGGTATCAGACCTTCACGAGGTGATAATAAAATGGTTAGATTTCACACAATCTTACCTCAATTTAAACTAAAAAAGATAAGATTTCCTAAAGATTTAATTGACTCAGTGGAGATGAGAGAAATACTAGAAGAATTATCAAATGCCTCTAAATCAGGATTTAAAAGTAAACATGATGATTTTATAGATACAGTGAGTATGTTATCAGTAATGGACCCTTGGAAGCCAGGTGAAGAAATTATGGTAGATAAAACAGATGATGCGGTGTGGAAAAATGATTACATACCGGAAAATATAGATTCATCGTATGATGTGGTGTAAGGATTTAAAATGAAAACAGAAGTAGTAATAGTAGCAATATGGGAAAATGAAGAAGAGGTATTTACAAGACCATTTATCTTAAGTAGAAATAATAAAGTTTTAAAATTTAAAGGTAGAAAGCCTAATAAACTAATTATTCCTGAGAGTCTAACTAATAGAAAAGCGCTAGCTTTAGTTAAATCAGTAGGGAGTTATAACTGTAAAATTATAACTGCTACAGGAAAATAAGGAGAATCTAGTAAAATTACGCTATAATTTTATTAGAATATTATAAGGATTTATACAATGACATTAAGAGACGTAGTATCACAATTAAAATATGGTGAACTTAGATCAATAGCTGTTAAAGATGATGTAGAAGCAATAGTTTCATATATAAATCTAGCTTTGATTGCATTGTATGGACGATTTAGCTTAAAATCTTCTGAACAAATTATACCATTGTATAGTCATATTGTTGAGTACACACTTAACCCTGATTTAATGACTATTACAGGTGTATATGACGAAGATGGGGATGAATTTACATTAGATGATGAAGACTCATTATTTAGTGTATTACAAATAGATTTTGAAACTATCCAAGTACCAAACCCAGAAACAGGAGCAACTCTTAGTGTGGTTTATTTACCCGCGCCGAAATGGATTGTTTATACAGATGAAATGAGTTTAGATACTAGAATACCTCTACCTCCTCAATTACTAGAACCTCTTTTACATTATATTGGATATAGAGCACATGGATCAATGGATGGTGATATTAAAGCTGAAAACAATACACATTATATGAGATATGAAGCAAGTTGTAAACGAATAAAAGATCTAGGTACTGTACGAAGTGCGGTTGTTCCTGCTTATGTGAGTCTAAAAGAAGATATCAGCAGTGTAGGTTCCACACACCGACACTCTGATATTTAAAATCAAAAGGAGAAAAAATGAGTAAAAGAATGAGTAATTTTAGATCTACAGCTCTTGCAACAGGTAATGGTATTAATGATAGTGCCTACGATGATGTTAAGAAAATTGCAGATGTAATACCAGACGTAACTAAATTAGCTGCGATCCTCGACTCAGGAGTAGACTTTAGTGTACTAGCAGAAGTGTTAGTAAATATAGGTGACGAATCAGCTGCAAAACTAGCTGAATTAGCTACAGTGGATTTGATAGAGTTAACAGAAGATTTAGCGAAAGGTAGTTACTTAGGTAACAGAAAAACAGATATTAATCTCTCATTAAATATGATAGGTATAGATGTTGATTCTGTAGAAAGTGATGCAAGAGCAATATGGACTGATGCGACTAAGACAGTGCAATATGATTATGCAGATGTTACTTTTGTAGATGGTGAAGTTATTAGATTAAATTTTGAATTTGATGCTACTCCTGTTACTATTAGTACACATGCAGATTTATTAAGTCAATTTAATAAGGTGGATATTGTAACTGCTTTAGCACAAGTTGATACTATTAGTAGTATTACTCCTGTAAATAATGCAACGTACACAGTGTCTATTAACAATGTAGACTATTCATACACAGCAGGCGTAGGAGTAACAGTCTCTGATATTATTACAGGGCTACTATTAGAAATTAATGTTACACAAACAAATGGTATAGTGCCAGTAACTGCTTCAACAACAGGAACAACTATACTCTTAACAGGTGATGTTCCAGGTGAACCTTTTGTATTAACTACAGGGGCTAACTTATTTTCAACTACTACTGTTGAGCATAGAGAAGCTGGGGTTGCTGAATCTGCTTTTTTAAAGAAACTTAAGGATACAAGTATCGCTACTTTTGCAGATCCAGTTGTTGGTGAAATTGTTAGAGCATATGATGTTATTGGGGTAAATTCAAATATTGAGAGAATCCAACTACATGCAGTTAGTGGTTCGTTTAAAGAAGAATCACCAATGTACTACTGGGGTGTTACTACATCAGCATTAGAAACTTTAGCTATGAGAGCCGGAGATGTTATTGCTTTAGGTAACAATATTGATAATTTAATTAAGCTAGCCGATAGTGTAAATGAGTTATTACTGTTACAATCAAGTATACCAGAACTAGTTGATACTTATACTAATGGTACACCAAATGGTGATATCACACTATATAATAAGTTAACTGAATTATTAGCAGTCTACAATAACTTAAACAGTATTATCAGTGTACATAATAATAAAACAAATATTGATATAGTAGCAAATAATGAAACAAGTGTTAATGACTTAGCAGTAGATTTAGCTAAAGGTATTGAGAGTAATATTGTTAAAGCGGGTACTAATATTGAAGCAATCAATACCCTTGCAGCAGACTTAGATTTAGATGCTTCAAGTACTGTTCGACAAGTAAGTGATAATATGGATGATGTTGGAACTGTTGTTGATACGATCCCAACTTTAAATGAGATTATTGCAAATTTAGTAGCAATACAAAATGCAACTGCGAATGCAGATACTGCTACAGCTCAAGCTGCATTAGCCTTATCTTACACAGACCAATTAACAGGTTTAACAGTTGAAGTTGTACAATTGACAAGTGGTTCAGCCCCTTCTCAAAGTTATAATAGCACAACTAATGTTTTAACATTAGGTATCCCAGTAGGTTTAAAAGGTGATAGAGGTGAGGCATTTACAGTTGCTGCATCAGGTCCAATTGCTAGTAGAACTGCTTATGATGGAGCAGCAACAGGTTTTTCTTTCCTATCACTAGATGAAGACCCAACATTAGTTTATTTTAAGAAAAGTGATACTAGTGGGGATTGGTCAGTAGGTGTACCATTTGGTAAAGGAGATAAAGGTGAAAAAGGAGATACAGGAAAAGGTATCTTAGGTGGAGCAGTTAAGACTTCTACCACTGGGCTAACTGATACTTATACTATCACATATACAGATAATATTACTTCAACTTTTACTGTTAAAAATGGTAAATCTATAACTACTCATGTATTTCACAGCACTACAGATGCAAGTGGTTTAGCTGGAAAAAGTGGTGCTACTGACACATATAGAACAAGTTTTAATGATGGTACACATCTTGATTTTCCTATTTATAATGGACTAGACAGTTCAGTACTTAGTGTAGCTGGTAAGACTGGTGATGTGGCACTAGTAGAAACAGATATTACTGATTTAGATAAATATACACAAAATCAAACAGATATAAAACTGGGTCTTAAAGAAGATAAAACAAGTGTTACAACAAAGTTAGCACTCAAACAAGACAAGTTAGTAAGTGGTACAAACATCAAAAAAATAAATGGTGAAGATGTAACGGGAGCTGGTGATATCGTTATTTCATCAGGGACAAAACCGCTTTTTGAAAAAGCATTATTCGGAGGATTATAAAATGGCAAGATTAGAAAAAATAAATTACAGTTTTGAATTTACGGGAACAGAAATAGAAGATGGTGTATTAACACAAGAAATGTCAGATGCAGGAATAGTTGGGTATGTACACCCAACTGATGGTACTGGAGAAACTAAAATGGGTTCGTTAGTTTATAAAATAACTACCCCAAATATATCTGAGATTTTATATACAGTACCACTAGGTAAACGAGCAAAAATATTAAGGATAAGTGATCAAGATATAGTAACTTTTTCTAATACTAATGTACTTTTTAGTGGTAGCCAAATAGATAATAGGTTTACATCTTTAAATATTCCTGAAAATGCTTTTGATGTTAATTTAGGAGATAATAAAAGTGTTCAATATATAGGGTATATGAACTTTAATGGTCTATCGAGTGGTAGGCCCTTGATTGTTACAGAAAAAGATGGAAATAGTAGGACTTCAGAAGATGAAAAAATCTATTTAGATGCAGATTTAGAGGAGTATCCTGTAGTTCTTTTAGAAGAAGAAGAGATTCGTTTTGATGCAGTTGAAGACTTTATAGCAGTAATGCTAGATAATAACCATTATCCTGTATATCAAAGAACATTTAAAGTAGAGATAAATCTTTTAATTGTTGAGGAGGATAATGTATAATGTTAGTATTAATAAATAACAATAAAGTGATCTCAAAAATTATCGCTTCACAAAGTAAAGAGTTAGAGTTTTTAGAAAAAAATCCTAATTACTTTCAAACTGATTTTAATTTCAAAGAATCAATTGATCTCTATGAATATGATGGTACTACATTCAATCTCATTGATGGCTGGGAACAGATAAAAGCTGATAGAATCGAAGCAGAACGAATTGCAAGTTTACCTACTTTTGAGGAAGCTCAACAACTAGCTATAGATGAACTTCACGATGAGTACCAAAAACACTATGATGATTATTTATCACAATATCCAGCAAGAGAAATAGCAACATTTGCAACAAAACAAAATGAAGCTATGGCTTGGAACTTAGATAATACAACACCAACACCTACAATAGATGCAATGGTACAAAACGATCCAATAAAAAGAACAGAACTTCTCTATGCAGTTATAGCAAAAGTAAACTATTTAGCTACACAAGAGGGGGAGATGGTAGCTAAAAGGGATGCGATTAAGGCTTGTACTACTACTGAAGAATTAGAAGCTATTATTCTAGATGTTTAAATTGTTACAAATACCAAAAGATACTATGACCAATCTCTCTCAGAGAGTTGGCTATATGCCAAAGAAAAATTGTAATGGTTGTGGTAGTGGGTGGAATAAAAACCTAGTGCCTGATACTATCTTTTTTCTTAATATAACACCTATTTGTTGTCGTCATGATGATAGGTATGAGTTTGGTGGAACTGAAGATGATAAAGAGCTAGCAGATGAGGAGTTTTTTGATAACTTAATTCTTGCAGTTGAATCAGTAAATAGATGGTACTACCCTACTAAATGGGCTAGGAATAGATGTATGACTTACTATAGTTTTGTAAAAGATCATGGTGAGAGTGCATTCGATTTTAAATTAAAGGAGATATAAAAATGAAAAAATTAGTATTAGTTGTAATAAGTTTAGCAGTAATGTTTAGTGGGTGTACAGGTGTAGTGTCTGGACACACGTACACAAAAGATGATGTTAAAGTTATATATAAAGTAGTTAAAGAAGGTGTAGTTACATTTGTAAGTGAAGAGCAAATTAAAAAGCTTCATTTAGACACTACAGATAAATTTATAGTTGGTACTTATAAGCTTGTTGAGGGAAACGATGTAAAATTAGAATTAGAAAAAGATACCTTGAAATAGGTTGTAAATGGTGAATATTTTACTATCACACATTAGTGGTAGTAGAATATAAAATTTAGGTATTTTTAAAATAAATATAAAAAGTAATTTACTTTAAAAATATTTAGATATAATTGGGTTAATATATTTATAAAAATTAAACAAGGCGTATTATGGGAAGTAAAGAGGTTAAAGCAGATCTGGATAAACTGGCTAAGATTTTTCGTGAGTCAGAAGCTAAAGTACATGATCGAATTAACGAAGCAGATAAAGACCTATCGGAGAATAATACTAATATAAAATTAGTTGTTCAACAAGTGTCTGCATTTATGGAAATGTTTAAAACACATGGTAAAGAAGAGACAGAGACTTACAATAAAATAGAGGTTGCGATAATTGCAATGAGAGATGAAATTAAAAGTCTTGAGGACAAGTATGTGACTAAGAAAGAAATGAACGATGTTAAAGAAGATATAAAAGTTATGTCAGATGCTATTCGTAAAGGGTTTAAAATCTTTTGGATTGGTTCTGGGGTGTTCTTAACTATTGGTGTGTTAGGTAGTTTAGTTTTATGGATTATAAATCTTATAAGTCAATTAAATAGAATAGGTGGTTAATATGGCACAAATAGTAAAAAGTAAATATTTTAAAATAGAAGAATTAGTTTCTCCTGCTATAGTAAAATTAGCACATGAAGATGTCTTATGGGGTCTCCTGGATGATAAACTACTCCAAACTATAGACAAGCTTAAAGAAAAGTTTAATGATGGTTCTATGTCTATTAATAACTACTTATGGAGTGGTAATAGAAGTCAAAGTGGTCTAAGAACAAAAGATAGTAAGTATTACTCTGAACGATCTCAACATAGTGTCGGAAAAGCAATAGATTGTATTTTTTCCCGGTATAATGTAGATGATATTAGAAATTATATTCTAGATAACCCAGATGAATTTCCTTTTATTGGGGGAGTTGAGTTAGGTGTTTCTTGGCTACATATAGATGTAAGACCTAGACGAAATGGTAAAATACTTACTTTTACTCCATAGTATAAATTGTAATAAAGGAATAATATGACATCAGATGTTAACACAAGTGACTCACAAAAAAATAGTAGTAAATTACTACTACATGCAAAAGCTGATTATAAAGGTAGTGAGGTTGCAAAAAATGAGAATGATAATAAGATTGCTGCTTGGGAAGGAATAAGAGATTCTAAGCCCTATGGTACTGAAGTAGATCATAAAAGTAAGTATGTTAGTGATTTAACTAAAAATTTATTAGATTGGCAAATCCCTTCACTAATAGATCCATTTACTAGTTCTCAAGACCTTATTAATGCTAAACCTTACACACATAAAGATTACGCAATCTCAGAACAAGAAGAGACAGTACTAACATACCAGTTTATCCAAACACTAGATCATCAAAGTTTTATGACTGATTTAATGACTTACATAGCTGAAAAAGGTACAGCGTTTGTTAAGACTGGTTGGGACTTCCAGGAAGAAGAACGAGAGGTCCAAGAACCAATCTTAGTTACTCATCCTATAACAAATCAAGTTACACAGATAGGTACTAAACCAGTTACTAAAATGTTTACTACTGTAAATAGACCAACTAGAATTTTAATTGACCCTATAGACATTAGAGTTGACCCTACATGTAATGGTGACTTAAATAAAGCCTCATTTGTAATTCATGATTGGGAGACAGATTTAAGCACACTAAAAAAAGATGGTAGGTATAAAAATCTAGATAAGATACTAGATGAATTAGAACGAGATGAAACATACCAAAGTAGAGATACTACAGATGAAACATTTAAGTTTGAAGATGCATTAAGAAGAAAACTTATTGTTCATGAATATTGGGGAAATTATGATCTCAATGGTGATGGTATAGTAGAACCTATAGTTATTGCATGGGTTGGTGATGTAGTTATTAGAGAAGAAGAGAACCCATTACCAGGTCAAGAAATACCATTTGAAAAAGCAGTATATAAGAAAATACCTGGTGCAGTTTGGGGAGAACCTCTTGCAGCTAAAACTGGTAAGAAACAACAAATTGAATCTGTATTATATAGAGGTATTTTTGATGATATGAAATTAGCTAATAATGGACAAACTGGAACTAAAAAAGGTTTTACAGATGAAACTAATCTACGTAAGATGAAACAAGGTTTAGATTTTGAGTATAATACGTCTATGGCAGATGTGTATGAAGATTCATATAAAGGTCTTAACCCATCTGTGTTCCAAGTATTAGATAAAAATGAAAGTTCAGCAGAATCAGCAGTAGGTGTAAGTCAAATGAACCACGGTACAGGTGGAAACGCTTTAGGTTCATCAGCTGCAGCTGTTGGTGCTACTACTTCTTCAAGTGCTAAAAGAGAGATGCTTATAACTAGAGGTGTTGCACAAGATTGTATTATCCCAATACTAAAGAAATTTAGTAAGTACAATAGGGAGTTTTTATCACCAGAAGAAGTTGAAGCTATAACTGACAAACCCTTTGTAGAATCACAAAGAGCTAGTGAATTTAATATTAAAATTATACTTGAGAGCGCAGAAACTAGAGAATCTAAAGCACAGTCTACTGGTTTCGTGCTACAAACAATGGGACCTAATATGCCTCAAACAGCACAACAAACATTACTAAGTCGTTATATGAAATTAATTGGAGAACCTGATATTGCTTATAAGATTGAAAATCCTGAACCAGATCCAGCACAAGAGGCAACAATGAAACAAGCAGAAGAAATGCATCAATTAAATGTTGCTAAATTAAAAGCACAAATTTATAATGAACAAGCTAAAGGTGCAGAGAATGCAGTAGATGTAGAGCTTAAGAAAGCAAAAACAGCAGTTGAACAAGCTAAAGCAAGATTAGGTAATAGTGATAGTGACCTTAAAGATTTAGATTATCTTGAAAAAGAACAAGGTCTAAGTCATGAAAGAGAACTAGAAAAAATCAGTGTTCAAGGTCAAGTAAAAGACAATAATGCTAGTAAAAAAGCAGGAATATAATATGAGTCGAGAAATATTAGATTCACTTACTATTAGTAAAAAGAGATAACAGTCCTTAAAAAGACTGTTGTTATTGAATTGATAATAATTTAATATAAATATGGTATAATGATTTCAATAAAACGGTGCCACTAGGCTAACATATAGATATAATCTAATGACTAAGGTCAATAAAGTAGAGGAAAATATAATGAATATGACAACAGAACAAGGTGATAAAGCCTTATTGTTAAGAGACACAATTATCGAATTGTTTCAAGATCCAAAATACAAAATAGTATTTGAAGAAGGTTATTTTAAAGATGAAGCAATGAGATTACCTCTTGCATTAGTTGATAATGAAATGCAAGATGAGATTGAACAAAGAATTATTAGAGAAAAAATTGCAGGTATTGGTCACTTACATGTGTATTTAAACAGTGCTATTACTTTAGGTAATCAAGTACAATTTAGTTTAGAAGCAATGGAACGTGAAAAAGTTGATGCAGAAAATAATAAAGATGTTGAGTTTGATGAACTTTCTGGTGAACCTATATTAAAAGACGAAGAAGCTTAAGATGGAAAATCAATTTGATAATATGTCTGATGCTGAATTAGATGCAGCAATTGAAGCAAGTGAACCTACATTTGAGGGTGAAAGCGAATCTGGCCTGAGTGATAATAACTCTGTAAGCCCGGCAAGCGAAGAATCGGAAGAACAACCGGAAGAAGAAGAAGCAGGAACTGGTGTCGATCAGTCTGCAAATTCGGAAACGGACTCAGAAGAGGATTCAACTGGAGATGACCAAACTGATGATAATGGACCGGAAACTACAACTGAAACTGACGAGGTGGATGATGAAGACACAAAAGAAAATGAAGATAAGGGTACAACTACAGATGATAAACAATCAGATGGTATAACAAAATTCCAACCATTAAAAGCTAATGGTAAAGAGTATCCAATAGATAGTATAGATGAATTATATAAAATGGCAAGTGCTGGTGTAGGAGCTCAACAAAAGTTCCAAGCTATTGCAGGTCATAAAAGATCTATTATGGCAGCTGAGAAAGCTGGTGTTAATATTGATGAAGCTGTAAATTTTATGGCTAACTATAAAGAAAACCCTCAAAATGCTATTGCAAGGCTTTTGCAGGATAACAATATAGACTCATTAGATTTACCATCAGAAATATTAGAAGCTAAGGATTACTCTGTGAGTGATTTTGAAGTAAGTTATGATGAGGTTGTCGGTGAAATAGGTGATAGTCCTATATTTCCAAAAGTACAAGAACTACTTTTGACAGGTTGGGATGAACAAAGTCAACAAATATTTTTAAAAGATCCAAGTATGATTAGAAACCTCCATGAGGAAATGACTCCTATTGAAGGGACTGATAAAAGTATGTATGACTTAGTATCACCAATTGCAGAAAAAATGAAATTGTCGGGAGACGGTAGATCTGATTACGAAGTATATATGAGTGCAAGAGCAGCAAAAGTGCAAGAGATTGAACAGTTTGAAAAAACCAAGCTAGATGCAGAAGCTGCTCAAACACCTAAGGTTAAACCTAATACTAAAGAAAAAAAGAAAGCCGCTTCCTTAACAGGTGGTACTAAAGCTGGAGCAACAACTCTAGATTTTGGTGCTATGAGTGATGCAGAATTAGATGCATTCCTCGATAAAGCATAAATAAAAAGGTTAGAAAATGTCACAAGTATATGGAAATGGTAAAAGTACAGCAACTAATGGAGCAAACGTAAGGGTTGAGGCCCTTATTGAAAAAGGTATTAGAACAGCAAAAAAAGATATTATTTTTGAACAATTAGTTGATTCAAGAACACTACCATTAAATCATGGTAAAACGCTTAAAGTTCACAAGACTTTATATATCTTAGATGATGCCAACGTTACAGATCAAGGTCTGGATTCAACTGGTGTAAAACAAGATCCAAATGCAAATGGTAACTTATATGGTGGATCTAGATCTGTTGTTGATGTTACAAATGGTTTACCACTTCTTTCAGAAGGTGCTGGTAGAGTAAATAGAGTTGGTGTTACTAGAATTACTAAAGAAGGTACATTAACTAGAATGGGTGCATTCTTAGAATACACTGATGAAGTTGATAAATTTTCAGATGCTAAAATGGAATCTCAATATTATGAAAAAATGGGTGAACTAGCTGCTGAGTTATATGATGATTATTTACAAAAAGAGCTTTTAGGTTCTTGTGGTATTGAAGTATATGGTGGTATTGCTACTTCTCTATTAACAGTATCAGGTGTTGACGGTACAACTGTTTCAGGTAATGAAACTGCATTAGAGTATGAAACTATTCTAAATGTTGAAGATAGCTTAGAAGCTAACTATGCTAAAATGAATACATCTATTATTGATGGTTCAAGAAATGCAGGTACTGTACCAGTAAACGCTGCTTACTTTGCTTATTGTGGTAGAGATTCAGTTAGAACATTAAATGGTCTAAAAGATGATTTTGAACAAAAAGCATTTGTACCAGCTAGAATGTATGCAGCTGCAGGTAACTTAGCTAAAAATGAAGTTGGTGCTGTTCACTCAACTAGATTCATTCAAGCACAAAGAATGATGAGATATGACGGTTGTGGTGCTGTTGTTGGTGCATCTCCTTTAGAAGGATATAAATCAACTACTTTAACTGCTGCTCAAGCTACTGCTAGAGGTCAATCAGGTGCAGGAACTTATTACGATGGTCTTCCAATTATCTATGTAACTAAAGGTGCTTTTGCAACTGTTGGATTACAAGGTAACAAAAAGATTAATTTCTTAAGTAAAAAACCAGGTGTTGCTTCATATGAAGATCCACACGGATTACAAGGTATCTACTCGTTCAATTTCTTCGCAGGAAGTATTGCACTAGAGCCTGAAAAAATGGCTAGAATTGTACACGCTACAAAATACTAGTAAGGTGAAAGGGAGGGTTTAGTATCCTCTCTTTTTTATATTAATCATAAAAAGGAAATCAAATGTCTACAGACAATACAAAAAATGACAACAAAGTTGAAACTAAAGATGATAAACTATTTGCAGATCTAAAACAAAAAGCAAGTTTATTAGGTGTTACATTCAGCCCAAATATTGGATTTGACACATTAAAGTTAAAAGTTGACTTAAAACTAGAGGAATCTGGTCAAACAGTAGAAACATCTACATCCGTAGGACCTAATAAGGCTGTACTAAGTGCAGAAGAGATAGCAAAGAAACCAATGCTTGTGAAAGTTATGGATTTAGATCCATCACAGCAAAATGATCCAACGATCGTTACAAACATTGTAAATAAGTATTTTAAAATTGGTTGTATTACTCAAAAAACAATTGAACAAAAAGTCCCTGCGGCAGTAGTAGCAGCTATTCAAGCTAAAACTATGGTTCAATTTGTTGATGAAAAACATGCAATTACAAAAAGACCAACAGGAAATAAAGTAGCTAGAACTACAGCGAGATATAATGTTGTAGTACTCGACGAAAACCCAGAAGATTAAAAGGTACAACGATGTCAATAACTATCACAGACTTAGAAATTAGTGATTTAACAAGTAATGTAACAACAGATGAAAATTTTGTTGTTACAGGAGACGGTGTGTTTGATATCTTAATGGCAACAGCAAATCAACATATTAATGCTCAGTACAATGCTGAACGTATTACACAAAAAGATTATGCAACTGTATATTTAGGTGCATTCCAAAATACATTAACAGAAGCAGTTAGGTTTTTATTAGGTAAAGATATTGCAACATTACAAGCAGAAAAATTAGCTGCTGATATAACTATTACAGGTTTAGAAGGTGAGAGAATTGCTGAAGAAACTGATCTTTTACAAACACAAGATTCTGAGTTAAAATTAAATGGTGTAATAGATAGAGTTAATAAAGGCTTAGAAGGTATTGTTCTTACTAATGAAGGTGTATTAAAAGAGAATCAAGGAGAGTTAGTTGAAAAACAAGCAATCACTGAAGATAAAAAAGCTTTACTAGTAGCAAGACAAACTAAAGGTTTTGATGATGATGCGATACAAAAATTATTAAAACAAACTTTAGATAGTTGGTCTGTTGCTTATTCTGTCGCAAAAGATGCAAACTCAGTACCTGATACTATTAAAGTAGATTCTATTGATAGTGTTATGAAAGGTGCAATGGCAGGTTTAGGTTTAACAGTTAAATCAAACCCATTAGGTATTTCTTAAAATTTTAACATGACTATAAGAAGAATCATGATATAGTATATGATAAAAAATATAAAGGGATTATGATGAAACTTATAGAACATGAAATAGTGGATTTTATAAATAAAACAGTAAGGGAAGAACATGGTAATAGGATTACTATTGATAGCAAGTTAATTGACTGTGGTGTTGATAGTTTTGGTATTAGTATGGTTTTGCTAGCCTTAGATGAAAAGTACTCTAGATTTAGCTCTGAATGGCTTGAAAAGAATAGCATAGAAGACTTAACAATTAAAACAATCGTTGAAAGAGTTACCAATGACTCTAACTAAATATTTCTACAAACACGCAACACAAGATTGCAAAGATAGAATTGCGATTCCTGAACTAGATAGAAGTGCATATATGACTCCCCAATACATGGAAATGTTCAAAGAAGAATTAGATAGTATTAAGCTGAAAGGTAAAGTAGGGTTAGTGTACTCTAATGGAGCCTCTTTCCACCAATCAGAACATAGAGTATGTAAAAAAGACTATAGTAACTCTCTTGATAATGATTTACCTAGTCCTATGGCTATAAAAGGTTTAGTAGCCCATATGGCACATAAGTACACTAGTTTGTTTGCACAAAATGATGTACAGATCAATGATATGGAGATAGTTAGTAATACATGTGCAAGTAGTATGTATGGAATAATAAAAGCTAAAGAAATGTTAGATTCTGGGATGGATCATGTAATAGTAATAACAGAAGAAAAAACTAGTTTTGATACTGTACGAATATTTCATGAACATAGAATATCTGTAAGAGCCAGTGATGGTTTTGCTTGTGCTGTATTCTCTAAAGAAGGAGAAGGGTTTGAAGTAAGTCATTGTAAGAAATCCTATACATATAGTAATAATCCATTTCTAGTAACAGCAGAGGGATATAAAAAGGTGTATACTGCTTCAGATATGGTTAAAGGTCATGCAACAGGAACTGAAGTAAATGACAAAGCTGAGTACGAAGCCTTTGGACCTAATGTAATAGGTTATAAAGCTAAAATTGGTCATAGTCAAGGATCAAGTGGTTTATTAGAGTTATGTATGGTTGCAGATGATATAAAACTACAAGGTAAGGTATTATGTGTTGCTAGTGGGCTAGGAGGATTTTATGCTTCATGTGTCTTACACAAATAAACAAGGAGCTCAATACACTGTACACAAAATTGAAGACCTAAACCAAATAGACTTAGATATAGCTGAAGTTGAGGACAAGTTAATAGATACTTATCTACCTCTATACAAAAAGAATATGGTGACTTCATTAGAGCAAGGTTTAGCTTTTGCAATATTTAAAGAAGATAAACGAATTGGTTTTGTGTATATGTTAGTGAAAGACAATATGTATATAGGTGTAAGTATACATCTTGAAAAAGATGTAACAGGTATGTTAATCGGTTTAAGAACTATATTTGAAATATATGATGCACATAAGATAAAAGTTACACCACACCCAGGTGGTTTAAAATACTTTTTATCAATGGCTACAGGTTCAAGTATTAGGGCCTATCATACTCATGGTTCACCATTAACTATACTAAGAGAAGATATCTATGAGAAAGGTAAAAAAATGTTTAAATATTTAGGATTAACTGATGGGTAGTATAGGTAAGTCTCTTGTAGGAGGACTTAAAGTTCTTACAGGTGCGGCTTTAATATCACTTACTGGGGGGCTAGTCTTACTATCTGATGATTTTGAACATTTTATGTCGGATTCTATAGGGGAATCACTTCTTGTATTTGGTATTGAAGGAGAAGACCTAGTCAGTGTAAATGTACATGACCAATTACTGTTTGAAGAGTCTGAAGATATATCTAGTATGTTAACACAACTAGCGATTACTCATGCTAAAACAGATATTGGTATTATTACCTTACTTACACAAAGTTCTAATAATATTAGAGGTGCTTATAATAACTACTTTTATAATGGAGAAAACGAGTATTTACACGGACTACCAGAGACAAATTTACAAGCAAACACAATACCTTCTGCTAAAATATTGGCGATTATTAGTGCTCAATATGGTGTGAACCCTACTAAAGTATTAGCTAAACGAAGTGTACCAACAAAACAGGAAGTAGTGTCAAGTGTATTATTTAATCAGTATGGTTATACTCATTATACAAATACTTTATCATATAATAGTTTTGTTTATCACATTACTAGTATTGATTATAACTACTCTACTGATAACTATGATGTTATTATTGGTCGAAAAACAATACAACGTACAGTTACTACAGTTACAATTACTAGTATACCGGACACTATCCCAGAGGCTACTGAGGCTAACCCTGAACCTGAACCTATACCAGCAATTACAAAATTAGTTACTACACATGTTCTAGTAACATTAGAATTAGTAGATAAAGTAGAAGTTGAAGAGGTTGAAGAGGGGGTAGAGCCTGGTGAGGAAGTAGATCCTAATAATATAATAATTTTAGATGAGACAGTAGTAACAGAGGTCCCTATTGAGACTGAGATAGTTGATTCTGTTGAGGAGGAAGAGGAGGAGGGTGAACCATATGAACCAGTAACATTATATGTACCTGCTTCAGAGCCAACCTTGCATTATATTATGGTATACCATACAGGTAATATTGATGATATTAGGTATTGGACTTACCAAATTGGTTTAGGTACATACACAGAGCTAGATAACGCAACAGAGGTGATTACTAATTTAGAAATGCTTCCGGTTATATCTCTTAGAAATAGTAAAGTAAGTATCACAGAAGACAAAGAATCAGAAGAGTACTTAGATGCAAAATCTATATTACATACAATAGGCTTAGATCCAGACTTACTTTTAGAAAGTATAGAGGAGAGCCCTGATATAGAAGATGTTACATCAGCCCATATTCATTTTGGTGTAGACCCAAGAGTAGAAGATCCTATTATAGCTAGGGCTTTATATGAGTTATTTGATTATGTGTATGTTGATTCTTCTTTATACAAAGATGATAACTCATCCTATTCAGTAACAATGATTGAAGGTGCTTATAATGCTTCATTACTATGGAAAGAGTTTAATAGGACTACAAATACTGGAAGTATTGGGCCTATAAACACGTATGAAAATGTAGTAGGTACTAAAGATATTGAAACAGATGTTGAGATTGAAGGTCCTAATGGTCAAATACAGATTGAGACTGAGATAAACACAATAGATACATTACTTGTTAGAAGACAGATAACTACTACGTTATATGTTGAGTATGAGATTACATATTTAGCTAGTACTACATTTATTGCAGATGGTAAATACTATAATACTACTTCAGGTACTTTAGCTGAAGGTACATTAATTATACCTATCTCTAAGTTTTTTATTGATAAACTTACGCCTTTAGAACAAATGGATTTATTTGCTAAATCATTAAGATTATCTATATATGCGGTACAAGTAACACATTTAAAATATTATCAAACAGAAAAATTTGGAAAATTTGTTAAGATTGTTATGTATGTTATTGCTATTGTAATATTTGTAGTTACTTGGTTTACAGGAGGTGCAACAAGTGCTGCCTTCTTAGCGGCAGTTAAAGCCTTATTAATAACATTTGCAGCCTCCTATGCTTTTAAAATGCTATTAGAGTCTACTGATAATGCTATATTAAAAGCTATATATACAGCAATATATGTGGTAATAATGGTGTATTCTGGAGCCTTTGATGTAGGTTCTGTAGGTTTAACAACAGCAAACACGATAATATTTGCGGTATCTTCATTTACTCAAACATTCACGAGTATTACACAAGATAAGATGCAAGTGTTAAATGATGATATACATGGAGCACAGATAGCTGCAGATGAAGCTAATCGTAAATTAGAGGAGGCTATTAGTACTGAGATAGATTATTTTAGTACCGCACAAGTAGCAGAGTTAGCTACAATAGAACATATACCACCTTTTATAGATGGTGTAGATGCAATGATGTATAAAGCAATTGAACTTAACTTTAAAGCAATTGATTTAACGGTACATGATTTTTATACTAACCAGTTTGACTATGAAAAATATTATCATAGCGGTGTTGTATAATATTATGGTATAATTTTAAAATAAAAATAAAAAAGGATAAAAAATGTCTGATACATTTAAAGACCCATATTCAGGACAAATAATTGGTGGGGGCACAAATACTAGATCGGTTGGTGCAAAAGTTTCTCCTAGTGTGTTTAACAAAGGATTAGGATCTGTACCAACACAAGGTACTAATACTCCAAATAGATTTGAAGCAGGTGTAAATAAGAATTTAGGTACTTCATTTGGGTTTGCTACAGGAATGCAAGATAACAATACATTTGGATATGTAGAAAATGGTAAGCAAATGTACACAGGTGATTTATCTAATAATCCTGAAGCAACAAAATATTTACAAGAGAGTCCTAATGGTCAGAATCTAGATGGTAGTAATATATCATCAGGTTTGAATACAGCTATGAATGGTGTTCAGGCTCTTACTGGTGTGGCAAATGCTTATCTAGGTTATAAGAATTATGGTTTAGCTAAAGAGAAGTTCGCAGCTGAAAAAGCTACAACTAATGCAGATTATATTGCACAAGCAATGGGTTATAACACAGGGTTACAAAACTCTCAAGATGTAGGTTTAGCATTAGGTGGGTCTGCAATGACTCAAGACCAAATAACCGCAAGTCAAAACTATATAAATAGTAGAAAACTCTCAGAAAATAAAATAGTATAAGGATTAATTATGGCTCAAGATTTAAGATGGAATAGTGTAGCTAGAGGTTTTGGTAGTGACCAGGCAATGGTTAATGCTTCTAGGAATTTGTCTAATGTTTCTACTATTGCAAGCCAAACACTAGATCGAAATTTACAACAACAAAAGTTAAAACAAGATAGAATTGAGTCAGATAAAAGACTTAATCTATTAAACCAAGCTAATACTAGACAACAAGCAAGTCATGATGCAACTATGACTGAACAACAAAGACTTATAGATCAACGTAATGCAGGTATTGAGTTAAGTAAAATAGCAAATCCTGTTAACACACAACTTACTGCTGATGTAAATAATAAATTTGTTGAACTAAATAAGAAATATGAAGGTCAAGATTTACAAAATGATCCAGTAGCAAGAGGTAACTTTGATAAAGAATTAAATATCTTAAACCAGGGTTTATATACTGATTTAGGAGATGGTCAATCGATTGATAATACTAAAGCAGATTATACACTTAATAGAGACCCTAGTGCTTTTAAAGAACAAGCATTAGCTCAATTAATGAATACCGGTAAGTTTACTAAAGCAGAAGCAGATAGTGTTGTAGCTTCAGAGTTGGCTTCACGTTATCCTGTAAATTCAGCTGAAAATATTAAAGCTGAAAGAGAGATGAATGAAACTATTTATAAAGAAAATATGGCTATTCTTAAAAAAGGTATTGGAAGTGGTAGTGGTATGACTGTTAATGAGGATGGTACTATTTCTGTAGGTAAAGGTAATAAAACTGTTTCTACTCAAAAAGACAATCCAACATTAATATCTAATACTATTGAAAAATTAGCAATAGGTAAAGATATTACAGGTAAAATTAGTGGTACACTATTTGGTGAAACAAGACCTACAACAGGGAACCTAAATAAAACAGTTACTGTACTTAAAAACTATGGTTATGATGATACTCAAATTGCTAGAGGTTTAGAAGCAGGTGTAAAAGAGAATTGGTTAATAGATGACGCATTAGCAGATCCTGCAACTATTGCATCATATATGGGTAAACCTTCAGCTTCAAGCGTTAGAACAACTAATGACGGTGGTAGTAGATCTAATTCTGTAGAAGCAAATAATGTTGATATAAGAAAACAAATGGCATTACTTACTAAAAATTTCCAAGAGAACGATGTTAAGATAGCTCAATCAGGTTTAAGAGGTACAGCTGATAAAACATCTTTAGACACATTTTTTAATGGACCAAAAGTAGTGGATACTAAAAAAAGTAGTACAAGTTCAGATAAAACTAAAGAACCAGAAGATTTAACGTCTGTTATTGAAGGATATAGTGATGATGCTATTAATCAAGATGAAGAGAGCCTTAAAGAAGATCCTTCAAAGGTGAAAATAACACAACAAGAAAAGAAAGAATTAAAAAGTCTTAATTTTTTTACTAGACAGAAAGCTCAAAACCAAATAGATAAAAGACAAAGAATTAAAGACGATAGGGCTGAGAAGAAAGAACAGTATAAAAGAGATACTTATAAACATGAAGATCAAATTAGCTTAATCAATACTATCGGTCTTGCAGAAGACTATAAAAAAGCTAAAAATGCAAGAGAACGAAAAGCTGTTTATGAAAGAGCTATAAAAAAGAGAGATATTAGAAATTTCACTAAATCTGTTACAAGATAAGGACATTAAATGCGTTATGAAGAACAACAAACACAAGGTTTAAATTTTGATGTACCTACAAGTACTCCATCTCTAGCTCAACAAAAGATGGATCTACTTGCTAAGAATAAGAATGTTAAGCTAAATAATATAGCACCAGAACCAGCTCCTTTACTAGGTTCATTAGATGATACTTTTAACAACCTATATGGTAATACACCTACAAATGAACCTCAATCTGATTACGTAGATCAAGTACAAGCAGGAGTTTATAAGTTAGGTAGAGATACTGCACAATTAGGTACAGATATTGCTGGATGGGGTGCTGAACAATTAGGTTTCGATCAACAAGCTGAACAGTTACGTAACATAGATTATAGAACTGATGAAGAGATTAATCAACACGTAGGATTTGATGATAGAGCACATCAACAAAATATTACAAATGTAGGTGAGAGTTATGATGCATTCGGTCAAGCAGTAGACCAAGGTGGAGTAGGTAATATATTAGGAGCTGGTTGGAACTTAACTAGAGATGCATTAACTGCGGTTCCAGGTTTAGCTGCTGATAGTACTGCTATTATTGGTTCTATGTTAATACCGGGAGTAGGTCAAGCTAATGTATTAAGTAAATTAGGTATGGTTGCTGCTAAAGCTGGTAGTAAAACAGTACCTAAAATGTTAAAAGCATTAGATAAAGTAGTAAAGGTTAATCCAGCTACTATAACTATTGGTGCTGGTATGGCGAATCAACAGAAACGAGCGTATGAGGAAGCTACTGGTAAAGAAGCTTCTTGGCAACGTATTGTGGGTTCTAGTACTGCAAATATTGCATTAATGGGTATTGAATTTAATATTTTTAAAGGTATGGCAAAAGCTATTCCTACAGATATTGCTGAAGACTTAACTATAGGTACAGCTAAAGCATTAGCAAGTGGTGGTTTAAAAGGTTTAACTAAAAATATAAGTATTAATGCAAGTAGAATAGCACAAGCTGTAGGGTCAGAAGCAGGTCAAGAATATTTACAAACTTGGACACAAATTCTTACAGAGAATCCAGGTAACTTTGGTGATTTACTTAGTAATAAGGCTAATCAAAAAGAAGCTAACATATCTGCTATTTTAGGTGGAGCAACTTCAGGTTCTATTAGAGCTGCCCCTCTGGCAGTAACCGGTACAACAAATTTAGCTGCACGAGGTGTAAGTAAGACTACTAAGACTGTTGCTAATAAAATAGCAGATATTTCAGCTAAAGCTGGATATAAAGCGCTTACAAAAGAAGATAGACAATCTATACAAGATAAATATGAAGCTGAAGATACACTACATCAAACATTTACAAGTCAATTAGATTCTCAAACTGAGGCACTAGATAAAATTACTACTAAAACAGATTTAGATAAATTTATAAATGACCCTGAAAATAATGTAGGTGGTAAAATCCACACAGCTAGTAATAGTATCCAAGCAAGTCTAGATAAACTAAAAGATAAAGGTACAGTAGTTACTGATCAAATGGCAACTGCTATAGCCCGTAAAGCTATGAGTGCTAATAATGATGCAACTCTTAAGTCAAAGACGATCCTGGAAGCTGCACGAGCTAATGATGCAACTTATAGAGTATATAATAATGCAAAACAAGGTGTAAAAAAGATTGTAGGTTCAGATGCTATTAAAGGTGTAGTTAAAACTGCTACTGAAGCTTATAAAATTACAAAAGATTTTACAGGTAAGACAATTGACACTACTGTGGACACAGCTAAAAATTTAGATACAACAGCTGCTAGAGGGTTTATGGATGATGTTATTGAAGGGAGAGCTAATAATGCGTTATCTAATAAAGAGATTGATAAGAAACTTAAAAAAGTTATAAATGAGATCACAGATGGTGATTTAGATACTATGATTGGTGTTGCATCAAATTCTCCATATGTTAAAAAACTATTAACTACTGCTAAAGATACTAGAATAAATGCCAGAAAAACTTTAGGTATTATATCTGATAAAATACTTACAGTATTACCTGAACAGTCTACTATAGCTAAGTTAAAATCTTCTGCAAATGTTACTAAGAACCAAGCTATTGTAATTTATAATGAATTACAAGGTATATCAGGTCAACAAGTAATTGACCCAGAAATTAAGAAGAAATTAGATACCGCATTAAAAGTTTTAGATAGATCTAAAGATATTACAACTAAACAATATAATAGTTTAGAGCGTAAAATTAAAAAAGGTTATAAAGAACAAACAGTAGTAAGTAAAATTAAAGAAGGTGTAGATGCAGTTGTTAAAAAGACTAAACAATATTACAAAGCATTAAAACCTAAGGTTCAAGAACTTGCTGAAAAAGCTAAACAAATTGCAAAAGAAGAAGGTGTTACTAGTAAAAATATTACTGAGTCATTAATAAATGATAAGAGTCTTACTAAAGGTGAAAAACGTGTTATGTCTGCAAGAGTTGCATCTAAACTAATTGAAAAAGAAGGTGATATTGAAAACATAGGTAAATTAAATAAACTATTTTATGAACAGTACCCAGATTTAGTAGATAATGAAATTGCTACAAAAGATGACTCATTAGTTCAAGATATATTAGGTATATTAGATCCTAAACAATCATCTACTAAACATGAAGAGGATACAATACTAGATCAAGAGGATAAAATAGATCAAAATTTTAATACTCAAAAAGTTAAAAGTACAGAAATTGACGCTGAAGTAGATTTATTTGCTGAAGCGTTAAAAGATACTCTTTGTAAATAAGGAAAATAAATGGCTAATTGTATTACAAAAGAAGAACTATTAGAAGTGTTGCATACAATACACTTCAATAGTAAAGTAGGTGTAAACTTTGATAAAGAGAAATCTTTACGATTTGATATAACTCAATTGAATCCTAAGGATTTGATTGGTTTTTTAAAAGGTAATTCTACATCTATATCAGCTATCAAAGATTTAGTAGGTAAAGCATTCTATAAAAAGATTGGTTTTATCCAAAGTAAAAATATTAAAAGTGTTTCAAAATTTTTAGATATATTATCAGAACCAGAAAATGCTGTACAACGATCTGTAGGTTTACAGAATGTAATTGATGCTATTAAAGGTGAATCTGATAAAGCTAAAAATAATAATATTAGTACATCTAGAATTAGTTCAAATGGTATTACACCTAATATTCCTATTAGAAGATTAGCTGCTGTTATAGGTAGAAAGGTAATGTATCAACAAGGTTTTAGATTTAAATCTACTAAAGAAAATTTAAGAGTACCTTCACAAATTGAAGTTATGTATAGTAAAGTTGGTTTAACTGTCCTAAAAGATTTAGAATCAACTGGTGCAGTTACTATTTCTAAAGGTTCATATATAAATGACTTTGTAGAAGGTGATAACTATCAACCAACTGTTAATATTAGTAATGAAGAAAAAACTAGTGTAGGACAAGTTGTAAATATTAATATTGATAGTCTCGTTACAGATAATGACCGATATGGTAAATATAATGAACTATACTTTAGTAATAACGCATTAGCTAGAGAAATGGCATATGAATATAAAAAAGATGGACAGAAAGCACCAGAACTAGATACTATTGCAGGTATATTAAGTGTTACTAATAAATTAACTACTGCTTCTACTATTGTAGAGCCAAGCTTATCTAAACCTTCAGATACAGATATTGATAAGATGTCAGATAATGATTATAGTGATGTATCACCTATGTTACAAGAAGCTAGAAAGACTATTGCTAAAACAGGAAGTAAGTTATCTAAAGGTAATCACTCATTTATTAAACAGCTAGCTGAAGTATATAATGAAAGTGGTATTGAAAGAGGATTTAATGATTGGTCATTAGAATTAGTTGCTGGTAGTACAGATGCTTTAAATAATATATTTGGGTTAAATGATTTAAAAATGTCATTAGAAAAGAAAGAAAGTCAAGGTGGACAAAACTTATCTCAATCTGCTCCAATGGAAGACTTACTAGTAAAATATTCAGATTATCTAGATACTGATGGAAATCCAATTAATTTACATTTTGATTATAACTTTGTAAGAAATGCTAGATTGCATAATATGACTACTATACTAAATGCACAAACTAGTAAATTTGCTAGACATGGATTAACTACAGGTGAAGTTACATTTGATATTACTTCAGAAGAAGGTATTAGAGTGTATAAACATATGGTATCAGAACTTGAAGATGAATCAGGTTTTAGTGTTGAAGACATTACTACTCCAGGTAAGAATACAGATTTAGATGCGTACTTAGAAGTATATAAAGATCTATTTGAAAATGAAAGTGATTTAGGGGTTAAGGTTAAATTTCTAGATGATGTAATAAGTGAGAATAACCAGTTTAAAGGTCAACCTACAACTTTATTATCTACATTAGCGGCTATTAATGATGTTAGATCAGGTTTAGAAACAGGTTCAGTAACTACTGAATATGCAACTAAGTCCGATGCGAAAGCTTCTGGTGGTATGATTACACTAATGGAAGCATTAGGTACAAATCCTAAAGTAGCTAAAATACTAAAAAGTATGGACGTATTAAATTTAGATGGTGATACAAAATCATTAAATGATGTATATGGGATCTTACAACAAGCTATTAATGAGTTTACTAAAGACAGTTCAGGACTATCTAAAGTTGAACAACTAAAAACAGGTACATTAGCTCAGAAGAACTTTGGACCAGTAATTAATGCTTTAATGGAATCAGGTATATATGATAAGAATGGTAAAGTAGATACTAGAGAGCTATCTAAAGACCCTACAATGACATTGATATATGGTCAAGGTAAGAAAGCTGCTACTAATACTATTGCGGAAGGTATGGCTAATAAGTTATTTGTTGCTATGCAAAAGAATGGACCAGGCCGTAAAAAAGCTGGTAAGTATCTTTCTACATTATTAGGTAAAGACGGTTTAAATTATAAACAGATATTGTCAGACCCTACAATTTACTCAGAAACAGTTGATGCTTTAAAAGATGGTAATTTATCTCCAGCAGTAATTTTATATACAACGCTTAACCAAGAAGTTGCTAACAAACTGTTTAAAGAGAGAAATACAATTTTAGGTGATGTATTTAACGTGTTAACTGATATTCAAAAGAAGAAAGGTGAACATATTAAATTGATGCCTCCTTCAGCTGTTTTAAATGGAATCGAGTTTACTAAAGAAAATTTAAATAAATATGGAATCCCACTAGAAAAAATCTTTGATGTTGCAAAAGATGTTAAGACTAAAGCTGGTACTGTATGGGAAGTTGCTACTAGAGAAGAACGTCCTACATTAACTACTTTGAAAGCGAATGCTGTACATGCTAAAGATACATTTAATATCTATTCAGCAACTAATGATGCAATGACAGATATAGAATCATCTAATGGTATTATTCCAGTACATGATGAGATTATTGCTGATCCTGTTACTGGAGAAGCTGCTCAAGGTCATTATATTAAAAGATTTAAACAAATGGCTAGAGACTATGATATCTTAGATAACGCATTAAAAACTGCTGAATTGATGGACCCTGCTAATCCTGGTATTCCTAAATTAAGAACACAGATCGATGCAATTATTACTGAAAAACAAAATATTATTGATACACAATTTAATGATAACACAAAATCTATATTTGGTCAAGATGTAAGTCAAGTTCCAGACCCAGTTATTAACAAGAAACCAGATCCAGATCCTGATAAAAAACCAGTACCTAAAGCTGAAACAACCGAGGATACAGAAACAACTCAAAAAGAATTAGGTATTGAACAAGCTAAAAAGCTAAAGGGTGCTAAACCAGAGTCTACTCCATTTGATGGGGATATTAAAAGTGAAGATATTATTACAACAGTTGAAAATGATTCTACTATAAAAACTAAGATAGAAAAAATTCTTAAAGATGTATACCCAGATATTAATCTAGAATACAAAGCTTTAGATAGTGATATTAAAGGTCAAGCAGATATTAATGCTAAAACAGTACTTTTGGACCCTTCTAAGATGACTGAAGATACTTTACCACATGAATATGCACATCATTATATTGCTATGTTTAGAGATACTCCAATAGTACAAGCAGCTATAAAGAAATGGGGTTCTGAAGAGAATCTAGTTGATGCTATAGGTAAACAAACAGTTGAGCAAGACGGAGAAGTACAAGGTTTCTGGGAAGCATTAGGTAAATGGTTAAAAGATACATTTAGTACTAACTTTGATGAGAATACTAAAGAAGAGTTACGTAACGCGCTAACAGACTCATTTTTAAGAAATGATAATTTAGGTAAATCTACAAGTGAAACACCAGGTGTACTATATAGTAGAATTGATGATAGTAAAGGCACATTCTCTAAAGCTGAAACTCTTATAAGTAATAGAGTTACTAATCTAAATGATGCTGTACACTCTATGTTATTAAGTAAAGTAGAAGCTAAAGCTGAAACTGTTACAAAAAATACTCATAAACTTTTAAAAGAAAAATTTCCATTATATGTAGATGTTTCTAACAAAATTCAAGGTGTGTATGATGGGTCTACTGCTTTACAGCAATTATTACAGTTTACACATTTAAGTAAACTAAATAAGAAACAACATAAAAATATGATTCAATCAGTGTCTAGTAAGTTACATCAAGATAGGACAACTAGAGATAATGATATTATGACTAAGATTGATGATCTAACAGCTGATTTTACAAAAGAGCAACATAAAGACTTGTATAATGTAATAAATAAAGTACCTTTATCAGATTACTTTTTATATGGTTATGAAAACACGTCTACAGCGGACATACAAGCTAGAATCTTAGAGTTAGATGAATCTATGTCTGAGAAACATTTAAGTTATGTGAATCACTTTGTGAGTCTTTATAGTGATAATAAAGTAGTTAATAGTAAATACGGGTATAATTTAGACCACTTAATATCTGGAAGTAAGAAAGCTAATGAAATTAAAGAATTAATTGCCTTAAAAGGTTTAGAAAAATTTGGTTTAGACAAGTTTGAAATGTTCCAAAGTAACACTGAGTTACATGATATTATTAAAGATAACGCTGTAGCATTAGCTATGATCCATAAAGACATAGGTAGTGGTGTTAGTATGAGACCTGATGTTAAAGGTTCATTAGTTGGGGAGTATTATAGTAAAGGTTTACAAAAACAAATCATTACTGAAAACGATATAGATAAATTTGGATATACAGAGGGTACAGGTTGGAGAATTATTACTAGACCAGAAAATGGTAAAGTAGGATTAGCTGTTAGAACTATTGATGACTCATTCTATTTAGAAGGTGCAGGTATTGATTTAGGTACAACATCTAATGATATTAAAATTAGTTCTAGTTTAGCTAAAAATTTAGATTTAGAGGCTAATAATATTGTTCAAGTTGGAGATAATGACTTTAGGAAAGTGTTAACATCTGAAGAAAAGACTGAAATGGGAATCATTAGAAAACCAGGTCATTCATTAGTCCATACAACGTCACACATGATCGCTGCACAAGAAGCTGGTATATTACGTAAGGAAATGCTAAAAGATGATATTAGGATAGTTATTGAGACTAATGATAGCTCAAATGTAGAAGTATTACAAACACTAATAAAAGATAAAGATGTTGATCATCATTGGTTTATCAAATTAGGTCAAGGTGCTAAATATGTAGACTTACCAGCGGATATTAAAGCTAAGTATAAACCTATTGATACAAATTTATCGAATCTAGATGGGTTCAAAAATGAAGTATCGTTAGTTAGAAAAGATATGGCTTACTGGTTAATAGGTGATAATACATCATTCTTTAACAATAACCCTAAGCTGCAAAGAGCTAGTAAAGTAGTTAAACAACTAATTAGTGGTGCTAAGATTGGTATGGCTGTTGCAAACCCTACAAAATTAGCTAAAGATACTGCATCAAATGTCGCATTCTTAACTACTATGGGTGTCCCTTTAAGCACACAAGCTACTGAAGGTAAAGCTATTATGGCGGAGATGAATACATTAGGGCAACTAAGAACTCAAATCGCTAAAATTAGAGTTAAACAAGTCGCATACCCTAAAGATACAAATTTGCAAACTAAGTATGATAATTTAATCCAAAGATTAGAAGATCACCCATTGAATGGTGTAGTTAAACGTGGATTTATGAACTCATTAAGTTCTGATATTTACAATAATAATATTGATTCATTAAAAGGTTTACAAGCAGATATAAATACTGGTTTAGAATACATGTTAAATAAAAAAGATGGTACTCCAAATCTTTTAAACAAGTTTATTAGTGATATTGCAAATGTAACTGGAGATGGTACTGAGGTATTAAAGTATGTTGGTAATATTGTTAAAAAGTCTGAATCGACTGAGGAAATGGGGAGGCTATTAGATGGGGCAGCTGAGAGGATTAAAAAGATTAAAACTCAGAAAGATAGTGTTGCTTATTTAAACAACTTTATTATTTCACCTAACTCGGAAATTGTGAAAGCAGGTGTTTGGTATAATGATGCTATTGATACAATAGCAAAAGAAACGTACTATAGATATTTAACTAAGAGTAAGAATATGGACTCAAAAGAAGCTGAAGTTCTTGTAGTTGAATCTTTTCCAGATTACAAAGAAAATATGCCCCTGGCAATGAAAATTTTAAGTGATTACGGTGTTTTAATGTTCCCGTCTTACTGGGCTAGAATACATGTACCTGCATACAGAATGCTCACAAAACGAGCTGTAAATACTGCGTTAGGTCTTGAGTTGGATAGTATAACAGAAATGCACATGGAGACAATTCTCGATGCGACATTACCTGTTAGATTAGATTCGGGTGTAGATATAGTTCATACACCATTAGATATTATTGGTATTAATTCAATATTCCCTACTGAGCTGTTTAAATAGCTAGAAGGGATTATTCTTAAACTTTATAACAAAGTATGTAATAAGACCAACAAATGAAAGTATTAACATAGGAACAATTAAGTATGATGCGTAAAAAATTACCATCATACATATTCCTACAAGTATTACAATAAAAGCTGTTTTAAACAAGTTCATAATTGTATTAATCATACTTGCTTCTTTAGTTTATCAAAATAGTCTAGGAACATAAGATTACAAGAAGCATGATAAGCATGGCTTAACCCTGTTTCGGGATCTAATAGTTCCCCTGAAGTGTAAGCTAAAGTATGTCTAAGCGCAGAATCTTTAATTCTTCTTAGATCTTTTTCTTCCATATTCTTCCAGTTGTCTATATCATATTTTTTAGCTCCAAATGTTAACACTTGAGCTACACCAAGGATAAACTCAGTCTCTACTAGAGAGACCATTGGTTTACCATTATCATGTTTTGTAAATTTATCTTTTCCCATACTTTTCCTTTATTTCCAGTTTGTGTAATCTACTTGATTCCATTCACCTTCTACTACTTTAGAATACTCTGCGACAGATCCTGCAAAGAAATCCGTTAATTGAATACTTACCACATCATCCATAAATAGGATAGGGTTTAGATCTAATTTCCAGTTCTTTTGCATACCTAGTTCACTTAAGGCATTATCTGCCATGTATTCAACATACCGCTTATACTTATCTGGTTTACCTAAGTAGTCTATTAAAGCATGTTCGTATGATACCATCTCTCTAAACGCTTCATAAATATCATATTTTAAAGTATCATCCCAAATATCAGGATTCTCTTCAATGTATGTTCTAAATAATTTAGCATTACCGATTAGGTGCATCATCTCATCTTTAATTGACCATTCAACTATTGTACAAAGCCCTGGATACTTACCTTCAAATTGGTATTCTAATAACATAGCAAATTGAGCCATAAGAGAAGTACCTTCTAAACCACCTGCATATACTGCAAGCATTCTAGCCACTGCTCTTCTAAACTCTTCATCTACTTGCGCATCAGATAATCCTACTGCTTTATAGTCTTCATACTTTTTAACTTTAGCTTTCTCTAGATACTCAACTTTAGTTGACATAACTGGATTATCTAAGAATTTTGTAAACATACTGTCAGGCATACCTAGAGTTTCAATAAAGTTAGCATAGTTTACAACATGTGTACCCTCTCTAGCATTGAACCCTCCAAGCATTAATCTAACTTCCATAGGCTTAAAGATTCTAAGCATAGCTTCATAACCAGTAGTTGCTTCTACATCATTCTGTGTGAATAGTGCCATTATGTTCTCTAGATCTAAACGTTCTTCAGGACTAGCTTGCTCATAATCAGCAATATCTTTACTTAACGAATACTCATGTTTATGCCAGATAGCATTATCATGTTTCTCCCAATATTCCATAGCCCAAGGGTACTTAAACCCCGTAGTTGGTTTATATATTGGTAGACCATATTGTTTAATTAAACTCATTTTAACCACACCCTATACAAGTATCATTCATCATATCTACTTCCTTTACTTCAATTACTTTTCGTTCCGTGTTCCCAGTTGAAGCACGTTCAATTGCTGTGCTACGTAAATAGTAAAGGGATTTAACTTTTCGCTTCCACGCCAAGATATGGAGATCAGAGATACGTTGTACATGACTACCACCTGGTATAAATAAATTTAATGACTGTGCTTGATCAATATACCGTTGCCTATCTCCAGCTTGTTCTACAATATGAGCTTGATCTATTTCAAAAGCGGTCTTAAAAACTTCTTTTGTAAAGTCATCCAACCAATCTAAATGCTGTACTGAACCATTATTTTTCTTAATAGATAACCATTGAACAGCTACCCATTTTAAATCTAAGTTATTATCATCTGCATACGCACTGATAATTTTAGATAAATGTCGATTAACAATAGCAAATGATCCCTGTTGAACTTTCTTTGTAAACGCGTTAGTGATCCATGGTTCAATACCAGAACTAGCTACATTACATAAACTAGATATACTCATTGTAGGAGCAATAGCTGTAACATGAATATTTCTCTTAGTTGTACCACATCTCTTTGCCATAGGGCAAATAGCAGTATCTAATGATGTATTATGTTTATCAGCAGCCTCTTTAATTTGTTTAAAGATTTTTATGTTAAAACCTTTAGCAATAGGACCATCAAATGGGATCATCTTAGACTGTAATAGTGAATGATAACCCATAACACCTAAACCAATAGATCTTTCATCTATAGCTCCAGCTCTTGATCGTTTAAAACCTTTTAAGCCCTTAGTTTTATCTATAAATGATTGTAATATGTTATCTAAGAAATCACTACAATCAGCAATAAATTGCTCAAAACAATGTTGATATTCTTCCCAAAATTCTAAGTTAATACTACCTAAACAACATACACCAGCATGTTTCTCATCAGTTCTAAGAGTAATTTCAGTACATAAGTTACTTGTAATAACTACAATACCTTCTTCTTTGTATTCACCAGGCGCTAGATCATTAACAGTGTCAATAAATAATAAGTAAGGTTCACCTTTTAAAGTGGTTCTTACATCCATTATTTTTTCCCATAACATTCTAGCACTAATAGTTTTAACAACTTCATTAGATTTAGGTGAGATTAAATCCCAAGGTAAATCATGAATAACAGCATGCATAAACTTATTAGTTATACAGATACCATGATGTAAATTAGGAGCTCTTCTATTTTGATCACCAGTTGGTTTTCTTAAATCGGTAAACTCTTCTATTTCTGGATGAGAATCTATTAAGTAAGCAGCTTCTGAGGCTCTTCTTAAACCACCTTGTGATATTGCTAGAGTTGCTTTATCTGATATACCTAAGAAAGGTATGACACCAGATGTTTTACCACCATACTTACCTGCATCATGATTTAGTTCTCTAACATTTGACCAAGTAGTCCCAATCCCACCACCTTCAGCACCAAGAACAAAACCTTCATTATAGTTGCTAAAAATACTAGGTTTATTATCTTCTACTGATTTAGTAAAACATGATATAGGTAAACCTCTATCTGTACCAGCATTACTACTAGGAGGGGTTGAAGGGTGAAACCAATAGTTCTTAATATAAGACTCCATTCTTATAGCGTGATCTACATCATTACTATAAGCGTTAGTTACACGTTCTACCCAACCTTGATAATTTTCCCCAGGTAGGAAATAAGTATCATTATATAATGCTTTACTAAAATCAGGTAATCCTGCCCAGCCTTTCATCTAATCTTCTTTAGTTTCAAAAAGCTTTTGCTTAAGTAAATAACCTTCTAATGGCCAGATTTTATCTCTAGCATTACCTTTAGCAATTTGTTCACCAATTTCTTTATCAAAATTTTCTAAAGAAACAGCAGCTGATTCACCAATAGTACTAAAACCATTAGCGAGACCTAATCTACAAATTGTAGTTGTAGTACCTGGGAATACATAGTAATCTTCAGATACAATAACAGCTTCAATATTATCAGGTGTAAGTCGAGGAGCGACTAAACCTTTAGTTTTTATTTGTTCTTCTCTTTCAGCATCTAGCATGTTATTCTCCTGTTTTTTTATCCGCTCTATCTTGAGCTTGAGCATCAGTATATTTACCCATTTTATAACGAGCTTTATCACTTGTTAACAACTTACTAATATTAGCTTCTAAAGTTTCATCTCTAGTGATATTTAACTCTTGTCTAATACCTTCTAAATAGAACTCTAAATCACCTAATTCTTCAACTATGTTAACACGATCTAAATCTTTGTTATAAACAACATGCTTTTTAACAGCGTCGAGTAATTCCCCTGCTTCACCAGATACACCAATTGTCATGTGTAATAAGTTAGTTTTTCCTGGGTTTAATGTAGTTAAGATATCTTCCCCGGGTTTAACTAATGCAGCAACCATATTAATATGTTTTTGCATGTTAGTACCCAGCTTTATCTGCTGCTACTAATTTAGCTCTGATATTTGTAGTCTCTTTTTTCAAAGAACCTAAACCTTTTCTAACTCTAGCTGAGATCGATTTATTTGGTTTTACATTGTATGCAACAACTTCTTTTAATAGTGGCTCTAAATCTTTTTCTAGTTTTTGTAATTCAGTCATAATGAATCCTTTTAATTTTTATTTTACTATTTTATATACCGAGAGTAGGCCCGGTATATATTTAGTCGGTTGGTTCTTTTGGTTTATCTTGACAAGTAAGGCAAATTCGTTCAGGACCACAAGTTTTATTGCCATCTGGATCTCTATAAGGAATAATTTTCTTACATTTTTTACATTGATACTTAAGTGCCATTATAGTATTACCCAATCCTCAGCTAAGATATCAGCTTGAGACGCTAACCAACCCATACAAATAGTTTGGCCAGCTGTTTTCATGATTAAGTAGTCATCAACAGTTGCAGTTCCACCTTGTGATTCAGCATGAGCTTTAGTGTGAGGATTCCAGAATTTAGTAGAATCTAAGTCTTTAGTTCCTCTACCTAGTGCAACCCACATACCTTTACCATTCCAACCAATTCTAGCTACTTTATGACCTAGTTTCATAGCATCTATAGCTAATCCAAAGGTTAAACCACTAGTAGCTCTATATGATGCCTCAAACACACCTTTTGGAGACCAAGAAACGTACCCTTTATAATCAGGAGTATTTGCCTCTCCGCCATCAACATACTCAACTAAGAAACCTTCGTCTGTACCATTTTCATCATCAGGTAGTTTCCACCCTCGATAGACATTGTAAGTTAGACGGTCCATAGGAGTAGCGTTAATTAGCTTAACTCCGATGAACTGTTGCATTATTTCGCACCAAATTTAGGTTTACCAAATGATGGTTTTTTAGTTGCAGTTGCAGGTCCACTAGTACCTGTACCTTTAGGTCTTTTAGCTTTAATCCAAGCTGCAACTTTCTCTTCATCTAGTCCATCATTGTAAGTAACAAAATCTGCACCTTCTTCTAATTTAGTGTATTGAGTACCAAATACTACTTCTTTACCAGCTTCAGCAGCTACAATTTCTTCAGCAGAAGCATTATCTTCAGCTCTAAAGAATGATTTAATAACAGTCTTTTCAATAATATTGTTGTTCCAGATACCATATTCCATTCTAATTTGCATGATTACATCAAAACCAGCTAATGATTCTAGTACAGCACAATCTTTATTAACACCTTTTTTACCTATTGGTAATTCAGCTTCAATTGGTTCTTCAACATCATCAACATCAGTAATTACAACTAGTTTATTGAAAATTTCTTGACCAATTTTATTGTCAGATCCATCTTTATTTGTGAATGACATGTTACCATAGATAACTTGTTTTTGACCATTATAGTCTACAAATAAATCAATAACTGATGCTTTCGCGTTACCTGGGTTTACGAATGGTGCTACTATATTAATAGGGAACATTCCTGATTGACCGATATATTTACTGTTTCCAGATCCTGTGTATTCTACTACGTCTTCTTCGTTTGTTTTCTTTTTAAAAAATGGTGCCATGTTTTATCCTTTAGATTTTTACCTTGGGAGGTATTTGTTGGGGTATAATTATACCTAGTCGTACATTAAAGAAGCTAGCCTCTATTACAGAGACCATTCCTCTACATCTGATTGATCATTTAATAATAGTTCTAAATAACCAGCTAATGTAAAGTATTCTTCACCTTCTTTAAGCTTTTTACTTCTTTTTGGATCTACTGTATTTTCTACCCACATAATTTCAGGAGTATCTTTTAAAGTAGTTCTTGCTTGTTTATCTTTACCTCTAGTAATAACTTTTCTGTTTTCACCAGATGCTACTAGTGTAATAGACTCATTAGTTGTACTGTAGAATCCACCTTTAGCTAAGAATTTACCTGCTCCAAATGAAACATAAGATCCAGTTGGTTTACCTTCATCTCTTTCTTCGATAACGTGATTTAATAGTATAACATTTATACCATTTAACTCTAAATCTTCATGGATAAACTTTGTTAAAATCGCCATTTCTTTAGTTACTTCTGCACCCTGACTACCATATACATTAGGTGTCTGAGATGCTTTATCAATAACATCCATAAAGATTTGAGACACTGAATCAAAAGCTACATTAGTTGGGTATTCACCAAACTTTTCATTATAATCTTCCATTTTGTCTACAATACCTGGTATTCGGTTTTCACCTTCGCCTACACCATAAATAAATGTACTCATGTCTGTCCACTCCTCTAATAAGAAGTGTGGGAGTTTAAGCCCAAATTTCTTAGCATCTCTAGACGCTACAAATGTTTTCTTGTCTAATGAGTCTAACAGTTCAGTTTTACCTACACCTGCTTCCCCATTAATTAATAATTTTAAAGCCATTTAATTTCCTTCTGTTTTTAATCTATAGTCTCGGTATAATAAGTACCCTAAACTTGGATCTTCTTTATATTTCAGATAAGTTTCTGAACATAAACACATAACTGATTCAATAAAATCTAAATCGTCTTTAGTAATAGACTCTGTGAGTACTGTTACCTCAGGGGCATAAGATTTTAAAGGTTTACCAGTCTTCTCTGAGATACCGCCATCAATATATCTATTGACATATACTAATCTAATACGATCAACGTTTATACCTTGCTCAGTGTAGATATAAGCATACATAAGTAATTGATACTTATAGTTCATAGGTATAGCTTTAGGTTTAGTTTTACTACTATATGTTTTATAATCAACAATACAAGCAGAATCATCTGAACCATCTACAGCGTCACAACTACCTGATGGGTATATACCTTTATACAGTTCAGTAGAGATAAACTCTTCAACTCTATAAGGTTTATTTTGTAAGATATACTGATTTACTAATGTCTCACCCATAAGTTTATACTGCGCTCTAACTACGTGAACATCTACATCAGGGAATTCAATAGGATTTGAGTGATTCTCAATATATTGTTCAATTTGAGCAACGTCTGGGTGTTCACCTTTACCTACTTTTTCTGCAATATAATGTACACATGTACCTAACACAGATCCAGTATTACCGATAAATCCTGATTCACCTAATACTTGCTCTCTAAACCATTGATGTGGGTAACTCATAAACGTATTAAATTGAGAGGCACTTATTCTAAATGCACCTTCAGGTAAAATACCTTTACCATTATTATAATCCAAATCGGTCTTAACTTTTTCTACTTTACTCATTTATTTTCCTCTTTAACTTTGTTTATTACACTTTGTTTATTACACTTTGTACATTCGTACCAAATTTCTTGGTCGTAACAACGACTACTAAAAACTCTAGGTTTCCAATCATGATTACAAAATGTCTGTTTAAACCATTGAATCATCTAACACTCCTTGAATTTCTTCAGTAGATGCGTTATGTTGTAATTCAACCATGTCTGCCCAACTGTGTCCGATCTCTAAATTAGCTTCATTTTTTACAATCTGATCTTCTAAGAAGTCTTCTTCCATGATAGGACAAATTGTGTCATTCAACCATTTTATAGATTCAGCATCAGCTTTAACAATACCATAAATAGAGTCATAAATAGTAGCATTAACAGTTACACCTGTTTCTTCTAGTTTCTCTTGAATATCTAATTCATTGTGTAACCTATGAATAGATATAAGTGTCAATATAGACCAAAACTGAGAACAAGCATTAAATAGTGTTCTAGAATCTTTTTGTACATCATCTACGTATAGACGACAACCTAAACCTAAATGAACATATCCATTATAGTTTGCTTGAGGTATAATAATATTCTCTCGAAAATTAGTAATACCTGGATACAATACATCATGATAATTATTAAAGATTGTTGTAGCTGCTGCTATTGAACATTTAATAGTTGCTGCGATCTTAGGAGGATAAGCACCATAAGCTAATCCGAAAGTAGGACCTTTTCCTTCTTGTCTGATTTTCTTTAGATCTTTATTTCCATCATCAACACCTTGTTTAAACGCTTTAACATACGCTACATTATCTTCATTAGGTCCTAGAATTTTAGCAACCTTTTCTGGGAAATAGCCTACAGCATTAAGTGAATGTCCATCTAAACCTTCTCTAAAAATATCTAGTTTATTTGTATCATTACTTAGATTTGCTATAACCCTATCTTCCAATGCAGAATAATCAATTGTCCATACTACATAACCTGGAGGTGCAACAATACACTTCTTTAGCGGTTCAGCATATATAGATTTAGTCGATGGCATATTTAATAGATTAATTTTATTAGACGTTGGTCTGAAACTCTTTGCTCCAAATAACTTAAAATTACCATGAAGTTTATGATTAATAGTATAAGCATCAAACCCTTCTATAAATGTAGTTCTAACAATTGAACTAAATGAATAATCTACAAATGCAACAAGTAATTCCTCTAGAACAGGATCAGTACATTGTTCATTTAATATTTCTTCTATTTGCTCTCGTCCCCAACTTGGTTCACCAGTATCTTTAGAAAACTTCAAAGGTTCTATTTTCAAGAACTCAAATAATTTCCTAAGCTGTAAGGAGCTTCCTGGATTAAAAGGTGGTAACAATTTTTCTTGTGTAGCATCTGCTACTTTATCAGTTCTAACTTTATTCCATAAACTCATTTTATTAAGTGCTAGACTCTCCATAGCAAGTATAGCCATAGGATCTTTTTTACTAACTTTTTTATTCACAATATCTACTAAAAATTGATCATTTAAAAATTCACTTATCAATTTTGTGTCTTTAACAGACCATTTTGGGTGTACATGTTCTAATTGTTCTATACTATTTAAATAGTTATTTACAATATATGTTCTATGAACAGCGTTTGTAGGATCATAATCTTTTAAGAAATGTTCCATAGTTCTACATGAAGCTGTAACTTTAGTTTTGTACTCTGCAAATTTCTTAGGATACTCTTGTGCTTGAAAGTCAAGAATAACTTGATTATTAGCTAAGCGAGCTGCAATACTTTTTAACATCTTATCTAAGACACCACGAAGCTCATCTACTGCTTTATCATCAATAGTAAGACCATTATTCATAATACGAATAAAGTCAGGTATTAGATGTTTTACAACATTCTCATAAAAGTAATTAGGACCTGGATCATAAGTAGTAGGATGAGGTATTGGTAATAAATTTTTAGGTATCATAATATAGCCTTTTGTACTTTATTGATTTTTAACTGTAGATCAAAAATAGTTTTTTTATGCTCTTTTTCTCTACACTCAAAAGACATAACTATTGAAACAACAGGATTTAAAGGAGGTTTCCCTTCTTTTCCTTTAGTGACCCAGTCTTCATAAGCTACTGCATAGTTATGTATAGTTTCAGATATATTTATAATTGCATCAGTTGTCATCTATAATCCTTTCGTGTAATCATTAACAATCTCAATAAGAGGTATATAAAATACACCCGTAAACGAAGAGCTATAATGTGATTGAACTCTAATTCTATTTGGAGTGTCTCCAGTAAAATTAGAAAAACTTGATAATGAAGGTAAAATTTTTTTAATAATAATTTCTAATGTCTCTACATCAGATTTTATTTCATCAGACCATTCATCTCTATCATGTTGAATACCATAATAATAATTACCATGACTACAACCTTTGATGTTTAAACTTGGTTTCTTGGATAGTTTAACTATAGTATCAACTTCTTCTTTTGTTAAAGTGCTCATGACCTACCCTTTCTATGTACAGGACAATGATTAGGTTTAAGAAACCCTTTACAGATACATAAATTACTATCTACAGGTTTACTTTTTTCAATAAGTTCTTTTTCAAAGTCATCATAAATTCTATCAATTAAATCAACATCCTCGCCATGTTTATCGTATAATAAATCTTTAGCTTCATCACGCGTCATTTCTTACCTCCTGTAATTGATTCCATAATTTCATAGTTGATGCACCATCAATAGCACAATATCTAAGGAAATCTTTATTTTTTAGGTCAACAATATCATAAGATTCTATCATAATCCATTTTGGATCATAATACCCTCCCATAGTGTGTTTTAAACCTGTCTTACATTCCCAATCTTGAGTATGATTAATAAGACATCTGGCTAGTAATTGAGTGTCCTCAATATCTATAGGAAATTTACCTGTTCTATGATGAACTAGTTTTAGATCATATAAACTATTATGAATAACAAGTTTACCTTTGAATTTTACAATCCAGTCCATAATAAATTGTTCAGTCTTTTTATCATTAACTACAAATACTACAGCTTCATCTTCAGACAAACCAAAGATAGCGTGAGTAGTTTTTGTAATACTTGGATGAGATAATCCAGAACATCTAGCTACAACTTTAGATAATCTAAGGTCTTCGTTATTTAAATCTTCTTGGAACTTCTTAACCAGTTCTTTAGCTTCTTTTCGTTCTTCTACTGTATAAATAGATTGAACTTCAAAGTCTAGAGACATAACCTCTCTATCAACTAATTTATCCAGTGCTTTAGAGATTGTATACTGAGTTGTATAATATTTAAACTTTACCTCTATAAAATCTTGCATACTAAGGTCTTTTATAGATAATATTTTTCTTCGTAGTTAAACCTAATTCATTTAGTTTACTTCTTAAAGCAGACTCAGTTCTACCTAACTTTGCAGCAACAACTTGAATTGATCTGTCATTGTTATTTGGGCTTTTAAGTAACGCAGCCTTAATAACACCTAAATCACCTTGGGTATAAGTTTTATTACCTTGAGGTACTATAGCACCAATTTCACCAGGTACATCTTTTTTATGTTCTTTATAACTACTAGCTTTTACAAAACCAGGTTTACTTGTTTTCACATCTTTTAATAATTGAGATTGATCTTCAATATGATGAGATGTTTCTTCTACCTGTGATACTTTAGATCGCTCATATTTTTCATATAGTTTATCATAAGCTTTTTGTAAAGCATTAAACTTAACCATAGTACTACTTTCTTTACATAAGTAATCTACAGCTTCTGTACCAGTTAATTTAATTTCTAACATTCTATTAGTCCTTCCAGTTTTAATATATCAGTACTAAATAACTCTGTATTACCAATTTTTAGTAATGCAGGACCAATATATCGTTGATTACTAAATTTTTTAATAATCATTTGTTCTGCTTTATAGCAATCTTTGCCTAAAGCATACTCAGTTGTTTGTAATATTGTTATATACTCTATAAATTGCATTAGTATATGAATATGTTTGATTATGGACATTAATAAATCGTTCCATTAATTTATTATAAGTACTTATCGACTTTTTATTTGTTACTGTTTGTGCTAGTATCATTAGGAGTTCCTACGCTCATTAATTAGAAGAACCGTAGGAGCGTAGGAGAAGCTACGGCTCTACTGATTAATCTTGAAAGTTATTATACTTACATAATTATTAGTCCTCAATTAAACCATCTAAACTATTATCAAAGTACGTCCCTGATATATTTTTATTAGTATACTCGTCAGTAAACAACACGTCATTACCGAATAATAATGCAGTCTCAATATATGAAGCTGTCTTTTTGTTAGATGATAAATACAATATAGTTTTAGATACTAAGACTTTATCATTGTTTTCATCACTAGACCCTACATACTTTGCAAAAGGTAAATCTTTTAGTTCTACTCTTTTGTAATTTTTACGTATTGCTAATTGTGCTTTAGTAGGCTGTAAACGTCTCATAGCTCGAACCGTTTTCTTACCAATATATTTAGTCTCATCATCAAACTTAAGCTCATATACAAAGTCTGTGCAATTATCAGGAAGGTCATCATGAGATAACACTTCCTTTTCTTTATATGTCCAGTTAATCATTCTAAAACTTTCGACGAAGGTAATTAAGAACTGTGTATTCTAATCGGTCTTCATCCATAGAAGAAACCCAGAAATTATTTATGTCTTTAATAAGTCCTTCAACTTCAATTTGAGACGCACCTAAGTCAATAGCATAGAGACCAGCTCTTACTAATGATCTTGATCCTTCACCATTTACTGCATTATATGCAAAATCAAATGTATTCATTTTATCTGTTAACATAATCTTTTGCTGAGCAGATGATATACTTTTAGGTTTAGGTTTATTAGCTTCTTTTTCCATAGCTTTAACAATTAAATCTTTAGTTCCTAGAGGTTCACCATCTAATTCAGATAGTACCTCTCTACCGTCGTATGCGAAGTATATTTGAGATTTAGGTAATAAGTCTACGTTTAAACCTAACTCAATACCAATTTCTTCTAAGAAATATCTCCAATGTCTATCTTCAATATCAACAATAGACTCTAGTTCAACTAATACTCTAAATTTGAATTGGTTATTTTTATCAGAGGTTCTAGCAATATGATGATTAATACCTTCTAGTAATAAATGACATTCTTCATCAGTAATTGATGATTTGTCTACATCTAATGCTACAAATTTACAACCACCTAAAATGTTATCTTTACCTCTAACACCTCCTTCAAACCTGAATGGTGAATAAGCGTAGTCTCCTCCTAGCATGTTACCTAGTTCTTCAAAGTCTGTTTCATAGAAATCAAAACCTGAACTACATTGATTAGCTCTTTGATCTTTAGTTCCACCTACTTCTAGATATGATAACCCAGCAACATCTGTTCTAATAATTTCTTCATAACAAATACCATTTTGAACACAAGCAGTATAAATACCTTCAGTATCATAACTTGAAGCTAAATGCACTAGTTCTTCAATCTTACCTTTAGCGGCACCAGTCATAGGTATATAACCTAATTTTCTTAATTCATGTAAACCAATATTAAATTTACCATCTTCTGCTTCATGATGACAGAATTCAGCAAATAATTCGTAAGGTTCTTTTACTAATTCTTTTTCAAAATTCATTAAATCATCTGCAAACATTTCAATAGTATTAACAGCCATTACATAATTCTCTTTTGTAACTTCAGAATTACCATCTAAGATCGCATAATTCCCTGATAGTTTTAAAGCTAACCATTGTTTATGTCTTCTTGAAAGTTTAGTAATTGGGTACTGTGACTTCATGTCATTAGCAACTAAATTATTATGCTCTTTATATACATCAAATAGCGTTTGTGCTTCAGTTGACAATGATAAAGGATCTCGATCAGTAGTTTCTACTATCTTCACAATATCTTGCAACATAGCTTCCTGTGCTTCAAGTGTAGTCTTTCTTTCTCTATCTTTATAATCATTTAACTCTTCTACTGACTTAAAATTAATAGGCGCTACAATCTCAGGTGTAAAACCAAAGATACATCTTCTAGCTAACTGTGTACCAAATATTTGTTTAAACAATGCCTTAATAGCATTATTAAATAGAATAGCATCTTCTGAACCAAAGAATAAAGCATTCATAGGTAAACCATCAATACTTGCAGTTTGACTATCTGTAGATTTAATAATTTTAGCAGGAATTTTACCTAAGTCATATCCGACTGCTAAAGTTTTGATAATATCTGACATACTACCATTTGTTTGTAAATCAGTACCAATTTCACTCGAACTGATAAACCCTGCACCTACTTCACCTTGCTCTAGATCTGCAAAATGTTGTATAATACCTTCAACTGTACCTAAACCTGCTTGTAAATCTCTAGGTTTAGAATAGTAATTCATCCAATCTTCTTTAGTTTTACCATCTAAGATAGCAGCTTTTTCTGCGTTATGTCTAGCTAAATCTCTTCGATATTGGTCTATAATGTTATAACCAGATTTTAATGCTTTTCGTACCATATTCATAGATGAATCTTTTGCTACACCTGATCTAGCTAAAGCAAATGTAATAGCATTACAAGGTACAATAGTTCCATCATGTAAAACAATAGGTTTTCTTAAATGTGATGTTAATGTGATTAGCTCTGATAGCGCAATACTTAGCTTTAATCTATATGGGACTTCTCCTGATATAGTGTTAATAGCCTTTGTTACCAATGGGTGAATTTCATTTACAAACACCCCATTCTCCTTTAAATATGTGTGTAACATATCTTTTGTCGTTCCCATATAATCTCCTTTATTTTTTGATATACACATACTAGAACTGAATTATAGTATCTTGTTAGATGACTAAAAATTGCAGCTCCGATATATATATATTTGCTTTGTCAAATTTACTTTGTATGACATCATAGTCTAAATTTCCATCAGACATGGGAAATTCCATCCCTATTCCTACCGAAAGCCCGCGTGTGGTAAGTTTTGTGTCCATCCATCGCCTATTGGATAAGGCAGTTTCACAGGTAATATCGCAAGTGTTTTGCAAAACAGTAATTGATTGGTCTGCTACTTCCTCTCGTCCTCAACACTAAGTCCCGATTAATTTATTTCTGAGATCTATATCTCACTTCTTTCACTCTTGTTTCTATTAAACTTTTACAGTTTGCACAAGGAGCATGATTTACAAATACAATTAGATCTTCTCTATCATGACTTTTAGCTACTTGTTGAATAGCCATATCTTCTGCATGAATAGCAGTTCTAGTTGAATCACAATCACAAATTCCATCTGGATGAAAATTATACCCTTGTCCAACAATTAAATCTAGTTTTTTATTAAAAACAATAGCCCCTACTGCTCTCTTTTTACAGTTAGTTTTCTTAGCTAACTCTGCAACATGTTCCCAAAGTTGTTCTTCTCTTTCTGTCATAGTTTCCCTTCTTTCTCCATTTGAACGTATAAAGGGTCTGTTGATTTAACAAAGTTTCCATTTTCAAGAAGTACCCCTTTTCGTAAACGAATATCTTCATACGCATGTGAAATAGACTCTTGCATAGTTGTACCTGACAACCTTGCAATTGAGCATAGACACACATATATATCACCAATATCATCTTTAACATCTTTACCTTTGGCTATATTGTCGGCTAACTCTCCAAGTTCAGACATTGCTTTTAGACATTGGGTGCTTGGTGATGAGTTTGGGACGATCTTACGATCATCATGCCATGTATCGATATTTTTCGTTAGCTCATCAATTGTTTTTAGCTTACTCATTGTTTTCTCCTATAAATTTCTATATGTTCAAAAGAAACAATTAGATCAAAAGCATCTAATCTAAATTTCTTTCCACTTGATAAGTTTTGAGAGTTCCTTACTACAATTAACAAATCTGTTAATCCAGCTATTTCAGGAATAGTAATACCAATTTCTGGTTCTACTCCTGCATTTGTAGCTGAGAATGTTGTATCTCTCATCGATGAAGGTAACATTAGATATGCGCTATCTGAGATATGTTGACCTCTTACTAATGCAGCTAAAAAAGCTTTATCAAAAGAAGGTCTAGGAGGTAAATTTCCATCTTCATCTACATAACAACCATTTCGAGATAATAATATTGAGCTAACAACCATCATCAACTTCCTCTGAAAAGTCTACATCTAAGAAGTCATCTGAAGATAAAACTATCTCTTGATTATCATATTTTTGACGTACAATATCTTCTGCATCTTCTATATCTTCAGCATTAATAGTAACAGTTTTAACTAAAGTTTCAGTAACTCTCATTTTAAACTCCATCTATATCTCCTTGAGATTCTCGATACATTTGTTGCATCTCTTCCATGTCTTTTCCACTTGGTTCTATATCATAGTTTTCAATACAATTAACCCAACCAATATGTGCGTTTATAGATTGTTGAATATGAAAATCTTTTTCTTCTTCATTATATTTAGCTAAAGCAGGGTAAAATATATCACTGATCCATTGTCTATTTTCACTCATAATTTACCTCTCTTTTTTAAGATCAGTATCAATACTAAAAGTTTCAATACTAATTTTAAAATTTTCTAAATCCACACACTGATCTTTAGCTTCTTGTTCCCTAATAGTTAAACCGCTATCTGACATAGCCCACCAACTTGTTTTAGCAACATGTTTCCAAAAGTCTACCCCTTGTGATTCTAGTTCTTGATCTTTAATAAAGAGCTGTGATGACGTGTAATGATCATCAAGCCCTTGATATGCAACAACTTTATTGTCTATACGAACTACTAATGCTTGTAACTCTATAACCATAATTTACCCTTTCAACTCAAAATCTAATTTTTTATCAAAATCATCTTCAGTTCTAGTTAATAATTCGTTAGCGTTTTCTATATGTTCGGTGTAAACATGCACATTAGATAAACTAAACATACATGAGCCTACTTTTAGATCACATATATCAGCTATATGTTTCATAAACAAGTAAGCCAAGTAAATATCCGCTGGAAGTCCAATCATCGTATCTACTGATCTCTGAGTCCATGTAAGATGTAATACACCATTAATTACAGAGTAAGTATGATTATGCCAACAACAATGTAATGATAAACTGTCATCAAATGCGTGTTCATTATTCCAAAGACTGATTACATGTCTTCTACTATTTGGGTCTGCTTTAATTTGATTAATTACATTTTCTAGCGCTGGGTGAAGTTCATTATAATAATCTAAACTCAGCTCACCATTAGGTCCACCCCATAATTTCCAGTAATTACAACCTTTAGCCTCAAATTGTGAAACGTTAGTTAATGGTTCATCTGATACTAATGTATCAAATTCACCTTTAACACCTTTATACCACATTTTTCGTAGCAGTAATTTGTGATCATTTTCCATATCGTCAATAGTGAAACTATAACTTGGTATGATCAGTTGAGAACCATTTCTACAAACTTGTTTTGTACCTCTCATTAAAATATGTTGTACTAAATTTTTATACTTGTCTGTATATTCACTCATATTAATCCTTTATGATATTTAATGTATGGGCTGTATTATTAGATATTACAAAATTGTTATATGCTAATGCTGCCTCATTTTCTGTTTGAAAAGTCCCAATATTTAATCGAGTACCTTTAAGTCCTATTTGTGCTTGTATTGTTTTATTTACCCCTCTATAATTATCAGGATTATAACCCTATATCATAAAGTAGTTAACGAGATGATCCAGGTGTAACTACTTCATCTAATATTTTAGAGAATAGTACTGTTTCTTCTAGTTCTTCTCCGATATTAATTGCTGTTGTCATAGTCATTGCTTGACCATACCCATAATCTAGGTCTTTTGCATACACATCTTCTAGTAATGCAAACATAAATTTACGCAACAGTCTCTCATTTAAAACTGCACTCATGGTTTCTATAGATTTAAAATCTTTATAACTAAAGAGTGGAATCGTAACTAACATATCTTTATTCTTACTACTTATTGGATTGTGATCTCCAAATACTAAAGTAACTTTAATATAAATATGTTGTCTTTCTAGTTCTTCAATAGTAGATAATAATTTGATAGCATTTCTACGAACTGTCTCATCACTTACATAAGCAGAATAACTGATAGATACATACAACTCATAAAAATGGTTTGTGTATGATTTTACAGGTGTTAAAAAACACGCTGGATCTTCATCTATAACTTTAGCTATATCTACGATAACACCTTCTGATGTGTATTTAAATGATTCATAAATCTCTTCAGATATGAATCCTCTTTTTAATAAGTTAGCTCTAACCAGGTTTCGGATAGACTCATATTCAATTTTAGAATACTGAGACTTTTCTTTCACTAGATCATCTAATGCTGTTTTGTATGATACTCCACACTGATCATCGTTCTTCTGTTTAATCTTAGATACATAATTTTTAAAATGTAATAGATTTCTGAAAGGTATATAGTCTAAGTTCTTAGTATTAAGCTCTGTAGACCACTCCTTGGGTAAAATGTCATGTAACGGTTTCGTCATGTTTATTTCTAATTTCATAAATCCTCCTTATTGAATTTATATTGTTGTCCATTTGATAAGAACACTGATACACTATTTCCAAATGGGTCTCCATCTCTTGCACCATGTACTACTCTAATTTCTTTAGGCAATGGAACACCATCTAGAACATAGTCAGCAACCACCTCTTTTATAAATTTATAAGTAAAATGAGGAGGTAATTCTGGAGCTGATGTATATTTAGGAGCAGGTGTACTTACATCAACCCACTTTGGTTCACTAGCTCCATCTCCATATATACACCCTTCATCATCAATATAATCAACTCCCATTGTGTGTCCTGGAACTTTATTATAAGCTCCAGGTTGCGGCTTTCCCTCAGCTTCTAAAACCTCCCACAACTCTGTAGTTGCATTACAATCTATCTGTAATTTAGGATTTTTAGGTTTAGCTTTTTCAAGTTCAGTATTATAACTAGATACATATGAATCTTCCCCTAAAAGTGTCTTTTCATACCCGTCTGCTAAGCCAATTTGTTTTCTCTTATAGTATCTTATAGTATCTCTCATAGATAATACCTTAGACACATTATTATCAGATAAAACTTTTCTCATAATATCTAATTCTAAAGCGGTTAACCTATCTGTTAATCTAATTTCTAGTTTAGGGTCACGATCAATCCATACTATATCAAATCTATCTAATGTCGCTGCATCTAGTTTAGATCTTCCTGTATACATTTGATGTTCACCTGCAGGATTAGATGTTGCACATAGTCTAAAATCTGGATGAGTCTTTATAATACCATCAGGAAATGCTAAATAACCATTTTCTAAAGTATTCAATGCAAGTAAAACATTTGGATCACCTGCATCAATCTCATCTAATAACATGATACCACCCTCTTCTACAGCCTTTCTAAGCTGAGAAGGTATATATACACCATTAATAGATAAGAATCCTAATAAGGCATTTAAAGTAGTCTGTTTTGTCATAGCAATTGTGTAGAAATTAGTTTTAAGTTTCTCTGCTATATTTTTAATAATAGTAGACTTACCAGAACCTTTTTCACCTTCTAATAACACATTAATTTTTGCATTGATTAGTTGTTCTATCTCTTTTTGTTTTTTATGAGTCATCCTCTATCTCCTCCTCCTCTAATATTAGTTCAAATGGAGCAATAGCTTTCTGTTTTTTTAATATACCAGTAAAAATTATATGCTCCATCTCTTCTTTATCTTGTATTAGTACCTTTGGTATAGTAGGGTCAATTTTTATATGTCTAGTAAATTCACTTAAAATATTAATTTTATTATTAATTACTTGTACTGTGTTTTCATTTTTTAAGTAGTCTTCTACAATTGTGTCTCCTACTTCTACATTAAATAACTCTTTAAATTTAGCTACAGACACTCCTGCTGCTATTGCAAAAGCATACAAGTTTGTTGGTATACTAAATGGGTTCTCTAACACATGTGTATGTGTTAAAATTCTTTGATGCTTATCATCTTTATACGCTAATACATTTTTAGTTTGTTTTAAGACTCTAGTTATCTCAACTGGAGTATCTAACGCTATTTTATTCTCTATCCAATTTCCTAATGATAGGTAAAAGAACAGTAAAATATGAATGTCTTCTGGTTTAAAAGATTCTATACTAGTAGTGTAAGTCTTTTCTAATTTACTATACAGCTCTTGAACTCCTGGTTTAACAGCTGTAAATTTGAATGGGTTTCTCATAATTTTTCCTTTAAATTTTATTAAACATTAAAAAAGGTGTATAATTAAACACACCTTTTTCTATTAATACTCTAAAAACATAAAGTTTATTAGATGTATTCTGATTCTGTAGTAGTTGTAATGTTTACAAGAATAGCAGATAAAGCAATAAGCTCTTCAACTTTTTTATCAAACATAACACCTTCGTTTACTTTAGTGAATTCATTAGCGAATTGTTTAATTCTTCTAATTTCACTATCTGCAATAGCAACTTTTGATTTATCACTTAGCATAGCTAAATCTTGTACACCTTCAGTTGTGTTAACTTCTGGTGCAGTAATAACTTTGTCATCATTACCATAAGCTTTTCTAGCTTTAGCAACTACTTCTGCAATCTTTGCAACTTTTTCTGAATCTTTAATCTCTTCTGATACTAAAATTTCTGATAATTTCATAATGGTTCCTTGTGGTTGGGCTTACGACTCTACGGCTGCCATGTTTTATTTGTATAGATCTTGGTTACTCTTACGAGCAATCATATTAGACGGTATAACATACCGCGTTTCCTTCTTTTGGTAAGTCTGTTAACTACACCATTACAAATACTTTGCGTTCTTTAAGTAGATTTTACATCTAGAAGCTGCTACATCTTTTGATATAAACAGTAAATTACTTGCGTGTACTGGAACCCATTTAAAAGGTTCTAAAGCATGTAAACACGTAGTGTAATATAAGCGTTACATGTGTTTAGCGTTTTTGAGATAAAGCTTTGCCCTACTTCCAGCCACGTAATAACCCTTCATAGTTGTATGACTGTTACTATCATCTGGTCCGCCATTTTCAATGATTCGACCAACTTGACCATTTAGATCATCCTCAATATATACAGTGCTGTATTCTAAACCTTTTAAAGAAAAGTATGTACCCACTGTAGTAATTGGGTCTTTTTTAGACTTTTTAGCTGCAGATAATACATCAAAGATATTAATATTTTTCGTTTTAAACTTCATAAGCAATTCAATTGCTGATTCAATCTCATCATCTCTTACTTCTTTTTTCAAATAAGTAAAGAATGTTTTGTATCCAGACATTGTATAGTTTCTGTATTCTTTTTCTAAAAATTTATATTTTTTATGATAAACTTCTTTTCCTGAAGCTGCTGTAACTAAAGCTAATGGGCATGCAAAAATATCTTTTACATCTCTTGTAAGCGTGTAACCTGTATTAGCTTGATGTAACTCATTAATTCTAAAGATAATTTGAGCATTTGTAGCTGTTATATACGCTGTTAACCCATTATCCTTAGGTTTCTCAGTACCTTCAAACACAAAGTCTGCAGCAAGCCACTGTTGGCCGTATGATTCAATTCTACCTGCAATCTCTTCACTACATCTAAATGAGTGGTTCAACTCTAGATTAATTGTATCTTTTAAAATATCAAAACCATTCACTAGATTCATAAAACCATAAATAGCTTGATGAGGGTCCCCTAAACCTAATTTTTTAGGTGAAGTAATTAATTTGAATATTTCTAAAGCAACTCCTGTTGAATCTTGAATTTCATCTAAGATCATGAGATCATATTTTACTACAATTTGCTCCTCTACTAATAGGAGGTGAAAATATTTTAATAAAAAATTGAATGTAGGATTTACTTTGTCATCTACCATTAACTCTACATATTTAATAGCTAATTCTTCTAAGTAATCATCTTCAAGTAATTCAGAGAAATACTCTCCCATATCAACACTATCTGATCTATAAAAATCATCAATAGCGTTAATAATCTTTAATTTATCAGGATAACTTAGTTTCTCTTTAATACACAGATATGTAAAAGGCTCTATCTCTAATTTAGGTCTTACATAGCTTAAAGCTAATGCATGAATAGTTCTACATTCCACATTAGTTGTAAATCTTTCTTTACCTTCTAATACAATTGCTTTATTAAAAGCTGTGTATAAAGCTTTCTTCGGTTTAACCGTGTCTACTACTAATAACGAGGTAGAAGTTTTAGCACACCCAGCTTTTGCCTCTACTAATATAATTCTATTGTTTACTGTATCTACTGTTGATAGCACTAGATTTTGTTGTGTGGTTAAGTCATACATCAGAAACTCAATCGATCAATCTCATAGCTATCATTTTGTAACGTACGTTTTAAGAATTTTAATGTGTTAGCGTCAACTGAGTTTGAGTACACTTTATTTTTCTGTTCATCTAAACGTATATGTCTAGTTTCTAAAGCCATTGTAATTAATAATATTGCTTTTTCTCTGTTTTCTTTTAAATTTTCAGACTCTCTTACCTGTGCTTCATTGGTTTTTCTAAGAACTTTAGTCTCTGCTTCTAGTTTGCTTAACTCTGTTTTAGCGTCTACTACGTCTTTTGCTGCTTTCATAATGATTTCTTGTAATCTTTTTACTTCTGCTTCTAATTCATTTTTTAACATTTTTATTCCTTTTTATTTATTGGTATGGCTATTACACTAATTGGTAATTCTACGAACATTAATTTCTGTGCAGGACAAATTGTTACATTATTATGTTCTAACCATTTATCTTGCAACTCTTTGTCTGTTCTTGTTAATGCTTTAGCCATATTCACTTCATACTTTCTTTCGCCTATGTGTCTTATTTTTTCTTGATTCATAACTAATCCTTATTTTTAGTAAGCCATTATAATTAGTTTTTCTTTAGATTATCCCAACCTAAGTTTTGATAATTTGTTGGAAACTTATTATCATTACGACAGTTTACCGTGTATAAGTAGTACCTAAATTTTTTAGGTAAAAACCTTAACATTGAGTTTGGGTATATTTTTGACATTCTTAATGCCTCCTTGTTTGATTTACATAATATTAAATCATCTTTTGCTTCATCATATTTATGATCATCTGACACTATAACTTACTCCTCCATAGAGACGTAATTACTATAACTTCACCCTTAGGTGTTACTACAGATGACTGAGCAATAATATCTATTGTGTAGTCTGTAGATATCCAAGTTTTAATTTTCTTTTGAGTCTCTATAGCTGTTGTTTGTAACACTAAAAATTCTTGAGTTTGTTTCATATTTATATCCTTCTATAATTATATATACTAATTACTTGGGGTCTGTATGCGTAAGCAGGGACGTTAATTTTAAACAATTTAAAAAGGTAATCTTCCTTTTAATTTAACTAAACCGATTCCGGGAGTATATATAATTATAGAAGAGTGATGATGCACTCTCCTAATCCCCTAATTTTTACTTAGAAGATAATAACTTATATCTAATCATACGCCAATAGTTTTTAGATACTTACTTTTTAGTCTGTGGTATAACAGTCGAGCCTTATAGACTCTACTCAAAATATGAACACTATCCTCTATGAGTCTATACTCAGGGAGTCGTCTTTTTAATATACATAAATGAGGGTTCCTTTCTGTCACTATTAATGACTGCCATATTTTGAATAGAATTTACAAGGGCAGTAGGTTGCCAACCTCTCAAAGGTTTAGGTCGATCAATAGTGATAAACTAATGTGAGATCTCGACTTGTCGTAAGGGGGCTGATAGGAGTCGAACCTATGACCTAGAGTACCTAATCTCCTACATATTTAATAAGGTTATACATTAAATATTCGCTCTACCTCTGAGCTACAGTCCCATAATTAACTAGATTATTCTTTAATAAATAACCTAGTGTGTTCTACAGTTTCACCTGTTGATAATAATACACCTTCACTATTAATCGATTCAACAGTTACTACCTCTTCTTTGTCTAGATAAAATTGAGTAGCCAGCATGTCGAAACAAATTTGTTTAACTTGAGTGTATGTAGGTTTAGCTAATGTTATAGCTTCCTCTACTATCGATTTAATAGAATCATTTATACCTGTACCAAAGGCTTTCTTATCTACATATATATGTGATAGCACTAAAAAACTACTATTACTATCTATATGTAAAGTACATACTACTGGTATATCTAACGCATGTAATCTACGATTGATTAGTAGTAATCTTTCAAATTGTTTTATTATTGTCATGTATTATCCTTGTTTAATTTGTATTGCTACTGAGGTTATAAATGCAACTATTAAAATAATAGTAGCTGCTATTTGACCTAATTCATGAATCATTAAGCAAGTTCTTTAGGTACTGGCCCAGTATAAGGCTGAATATTATCTCTATTAATAGTTCCATCATCAAAGTAATGAGAGCCTTTTTCAGACTTAACAAATTTACCTACTTCAAAATGCCTATAGTCATTGTCCCAAAAGCAACACCATTCATTAGGTTGAGGAGTCCATAGAGATAACCCAAGGTAGCAAGTATTTTCTTTAAATTGAAAAGGAATTCCATCTACTTGAGTTACCCAATCACCTACTTTGAATTTAGGTTCATCAGGTTTGATACGGTAATGCTTTACTTCGTTATCGAAATAAGGGTAGTCTTTCCACCCATCATCCCCAAAACACCATTGGATAGTTTTACCTTCAGCTAATGCTTTACGAAATTCAGCATATTCATCGTTTATTACTATATGTGTTATGTTATTATTTGATAATAGACGCATATTCCATATACCTACACCTGAAGAGTACCATAGAAAATTAGAGTCATAGCAATGGAGTAATTTTCCTCCATCCAACATGTGATCGAATTCTGCTTTGTATTTCTTAATTAATTCTTTGTTCATACTACTTCCTTTTTATTTATATTTAAAAATATCAGTATACCCTTACAAATAAAAAGACCGAAGAGTAAATACTCTCAGATCTTTATTTTAATTAAATGTAATCTCTTAAAGTAAGATCAAGTGTTTTAGCAATAGCTTCTAATACTTTCATCTCATCTGTATCGATATCATCATCTGCGTCTGCAACTTCAATAGCCATAATAAGAACTCTAACAGAATTATTTTTATCACCAGTAAGGTCTGAAATTTCTTTCATCAATTCATTTTTACCCATTCTTTTAGATGCTTCCATCTTGTTACAATAAGCTTCAAATAATAGAAGAGGTTCATCACCAAAAGACTCTAATTGAGTACTTGTAGCTAAAATTTTACTAATTACAGATACTTCATCATCTGAACAATCTCCATCTGCATAAGCAGTGATAACTGCAGCAGCAACCATAGCTTCCATTACATCTTTATCACCTGAGCTTAAAGCTGATGTAGCTAAATTTTCAGCTCCACCTTTTAATTTTTTAAAAAAATTTCCTAACATTATGTTTCCTTTGCCTCTCTGAGGTCTTTATTTTTTAAGTAACTTTTCAACATCTTCAACAGATATATTAAGTTCATTCGAGATTTTATATATGTCCCATCCAAGATCAGCTAATTTCTTAGCGTCTTTAGATTGAACTAAACCAAGTGTACCTACTTCAATTACATCTCCAGCTACTTTTGTAGTTAGATCAGTAACATCGTTCAGTAAACCAAACATTACTTCTCTTTTTTATTAACTATAATTGAATGTGCAAATGCAGCAATAATTAAACTAATTCCAACAGAACCAACCACTAACTCTGGTATTTCGTGAAACATTTTAGCAAACATAATGATTGCTAATGCTCCAATTGCATAATGAGCTCCATGTTCTAGATATCTATAAGTAGCTAAGGTACCTTTTTCTACAAAGTCGAGAGTCATAGATCTGACATACATAGCTCCAATACCTAAACCTACCATAATTACAAATATATTATTAGATATAGCAAATGCTCCTATTACACCATCAAATGAGAATGATGCATCTAATACTTCAAGATATAAGAATCCTGCGATACCTGATCTCACACCATTTGTAGACAGTAAATCATCTAATGAACCAATAACTTCGTGGAGTAAAATTCCTCCAAAGAATGCTAAAGTTACTGTGGTAGAATCAGTATAATATACTAATCCCATACCCACAGCAGTCGCAATTATTACTTCAATATGCTGAATAGATCCAACTTTATTTGTAATAGTATTGTCTTCTAATATAGTAATCCATTTATCTTCTCTATCATCATCGAAGAAGAAGCCTAAGAACACCATGAAGAGGAATGATCCACCAAACGCAAAGATACCAACCTTATTATCTTCTAAGGCTGAATGGTACAGTTCTGGCTGACCTATAGCCATATTAAACGTTGAGATTACAGATAATCCAGTAGCTATAGCAACTATTGCGATTGGGAATAAGAATCTCATTCCAAACACTGCAATTGGTATACCATATTTAATGAATGCCTTTCTCCACGCTGGTGTCATTGTCTTCAGTACCTTCGCATTAACAACCGCGTTGTCGAATGATAATGATACTTCTAAAGCCGCTAACATTATAATAGCTGTCATCCCAGCGAAACCACCAAGAGTATACCCACCTAGTACACTAAGTACTAGGATTATATGTGACCATGTGTAGTAAGGACTCATCAATTACTACTTGTAAGAGTTTGCAAACTCAGTAAGTGTTTGTTTACCACCCTGAGCCATATTTTTGTATTTAAAACCAGCATCTTTTCTGTAAAATTCACCAATAATCATAGATGTTTGTGTAGCATTATCTTCCATAAGATCAGCTTCCATAAAGATATGAGCAGTTGCACCATCATATAATCTAGCACCCATTGTACCAGTTGTTCCAAAATTTTGTTTTTTATTTTCAGCACCATAGATATTTACAAAGAATACTACTTTTTTAACATCAGCTGGTAATTTAGCTAAATCAACATAAATAGTTTCATCATCTTCATTAACTGCAACACCTTCAACTGCATCATCTGCACCTGTTAAGTTATCACCTGTATGTAATACAGATCCACAACTAGATGCGATTTCACCATTTACTTTATTTGTACCATAATAGATAAGTTCATTTTTAGAAGTATCTTCTTTAACTAATAAACAAGAAACATCTGCATCAAAGTCTACACCTGTAGTTACTTCATCCCATTCAATACCACAACCTACTTTTGTAGTTTCAGCTGCAACTGTAAGGTTAGCACCTTTTTCTAATACAACTATTTCATTTTCATTTTTAAACGGTACTTTTTCTATAATTTCGATCATTTTGTGTCCTTTTAGACTTTTATTATTGTTAACAAATGATTCCACACCATCTGCTAAAGTTGTTCTAGCTTCTTGAGCTACCTCTTTTCCGGTTGACGCTATTGCGCTACCTAGATTTTTTAACGCTTTTGTTATTTTCTTCATAAGAATTTTTCCTCCAGTTTATGTCAGGGTGACACTAAAACTACTTAACTAAAACTTCACTAGTTGCTTTCCAGCAAAACATAGATGGTTGAGCCGAAGTAGTGTCTTTAATTGAGTTACCAAAGATAACTGAACAAACCATTCCTGGGTCTGTTTGAGATTGCCATTCATACACCCTTGGGTTAAATCCAGCAGTATCTATTGTATACTCAATAGGTTTTACTGTGTCCATGAGCGCACCACTTACAGTACTCCACAAACCAGCATTAGCTGCAATAGCTAAAGCTAGTATTAATACTAATTTTTTAGACATTATTTACTCTTTTTGAATTTTCTATCTTCAGAAACAGTATGTTGATACTCACTAACTCTCATAGACATATCTCTATACTTCGCATCTTCAAACAATGTGTTTAGTTTATCTTCAGTTTTAGCTGAGATCTCTGCTACTCTTTTACCTTGTGCATCTACAATAACCCCAGTCCATGGTTTAGATTTCATTTGTTGTAAATCAGTTTTTTCTTTTTTACACTTACTTGGTTTAGCTTTTGATGCAATTACACCTGCTGTTACTGCTTCTGTTAATTCTTGTGGTGTCATACTATTTTCCTCTGTGCTCACTAAAGCTGATGTTGTTGTAGTAAGATAATCACTACCAAAAAGTTCTACACCTAACTCTTCATAAGTTAGATTAATTCCTGTTGTATACGAAAGAACTATATTTTCTTTTATAACCATAAATAAATCATCAATTTGCTTATCTGTTAAATAACCTTGTTCAATTGATAACTGTCTATTAAGCTTATCTGCTTGTTGTTGGTTATAATCATCATGTGTATATGCGTAATCCGGGAAGAACACTCTATATGAATAAGTTATAAAACTCGCTAGATGCCTCTCATTTCTATATGATCCAGGACCATTAGTTGCATACGCATCACCACGACGCCATAATTCCATTATACATTCAGCCTTCCAGTCATGAGAAACACCTGATATTTTACCTACAGTATTTCGTAAATGTATACTTGCCATTTTTTCTGGTGTTTCCATACTAGCTCCCTTAATGCTCGTTGTGTCTGATGGTTCAGTATCTACTGCTTGGATGTTATCTGCGTATAATCTCCAAGTAGAACCTAGTATCCAAAGTGAGTCGTTTGTATTTGATACCCAAATCCTATTACCATCTACTCTAGTAATAGTTTCGATTGATCCTGGTTCGTGGTTTCCTATAGAGCATCCTGATAGACAGATTACTTTGGCACCTACTTTTGCGATTGGTTGTTTCATTTGTTCCTCTTCTGTTTTAACGGTTAACCAAGTTGGCTTTTCTGCGTACCAGTTGGTAAAGTTTGTACACATACTTGGTGGTATATTCATAGATCCATTAATTTCATTATCTGATGGATCTACATACCAGATCTTTCTACCTGCTTGGAATTGTTCTTCCCAATAGTCGGTATCGTTAGGTGCTCGGACATCATTAATACAAGAGGCATCGATTGATTCGGCAATGTTTCGCCAGAAAGCATACCCTTCTGGAGAATCTGGCCATATAAAAGCATCGCAAATTGCATCATGTATATTATCATCTTTACAGAAAGCTTGATAATTATGATGATTACTGTCTAAGTTTGCTAAGAATTGTGCATATACACCTTTCTCTTTGAGGAAGTCTGATAGTTTTGTCATTGGTTGCTCCTCCTTTATTCCTAGGTATTTGTTACTTGCGTCTATTGCTTCTTGTTCTGTTGCGAAGTATCCTGTATATTCTCCGTCTACAAAAGTAGATGAGTGAAGTTTTCCTGTG